CTACGCCGTTTGGGTGCCCTCCGAAGTCACCATTTCGTCACCATTTTCCTCCAGCGCGTCGAGCGCGCCCTCCAGATTCGATGTGCAGAGGTGAGCGTAGCGGAGCGTTGTTCGAATGTCGGAGTGCCCGAGCAGTTCCTTGATCGACTGGAGCGAAACGCCCGCCTGGGCGAGCCAGGATGCGTGCGTGTGTCGGAGGTCATGAACACGCGCGTGCTTGATGCCGCTCGCCTTGATCGCGCGGGTCCATGGCTTCTTGAGTTGAGGCTGTCGAAGTTGGGTGCCGTCCTCGTTGCAGAACACGAGGCCGCCGAGCAAACCCGTCTGCGTGCGTTGCTCCTTGAGGATCGCGACGGCGGTGTCCGCGAGCGGGAGATGTCTTGCCTTCCCGCTCTTTGGCGCCGTGGTTGCCTTGCCCGAGTAGGACCGACACACCGTCATGGTGCATGACTTCAGGTCGATGTCCTCCCAGCGGAGCGCGAGCGCCTCGCCGAGCCTTAGCCCTGTGTAGGTGAGGAACGGCGCGAGCCGCTCCATGAAGGGCTCATCCTCGCAAGACGCAAACAGCGCCTTGGTCTCCTCCCTCGTGAGCGCTCGCCACTTCGGCGGGTCGACGCGAGGCCACTCGATCTCGGGCAAGTCGCCATCGAGCAGACCCCAACGGCGAGCGCGTCGGAGCATCCCGGAAAGGATCGAGATCTCGTTGCGGATCGTCTTGTTTTTGACCTCCTCCTGGCGCTTGGCGATGTAGGAGTCGATCGCCCAGGCGTCGATCTCGTCGAGGCGATGATCTCCCAGCTCGGGGAGCAACCTCGCCTCGACCTTGTAGACCTGGTTGTTCGCGGTCGAGGGCTTGAGCGTCGCGATGTGCGTGTCCCGGTAGCGTGGCCAGAACTCGAGCAACGTCGGCGCTTCGAGCTGTTCGGGTTCCGGTGGCGCTTCGAGCTGCTGCTTGTACTCTTGCGCCCACGCGATCGACTTCTTCTTTTGTGGGTAAGGGCACTGCGGTTGCTTGCGCTTTCGCTTGCCCGTCACGGGGTCGGTGTAGCGGAAATCCGCTTGCCAGCCACCGTTCCTGGGCCGTACTTTGATGTTCGACATATTCACCTCACTTGAGGGTGGGTGATCTTCTGCGGGTCACTCACCCTCGCGTGTTTCTTGGGGGCTGTCACGCAGCATCGCCATCCTGGGCATCTTCGAACCACCTCCAAAACACGTCAGAGATCACGCGGACATTGCGCCCGATCTTGATCTTGCCGGGGATCGTGCCGCTGCTCAGGTGGTCATACACCGTGGGGCAAGGCATCGAGAGGATCTCGGCGACTTCCTTGACGGTGAGTGTCTTCTTGCTGCTCTTCATCGCTCATCCTCCCATCGAAAGCGCCAGAGGCGGCGCCTATTTCCATCCCATCGCCTCGTCTCGCCGAGCACCTCGACCACGATCGTTCCCCACTCGGTGTCGATCTTGCCGTTTGGGTTCGCCCTGCCTGCCAGCGTCGTCGACGCGATGTGCAGCACCCCCGAGAGCGCCTTGTAGGTCTCGATGCCTTCGAGGTTCGGGCGCCCACTTTCGCTTCGTCGCTTGCGTCGCTCGAGGATCTCGTCGACGAGTTGTAGCTCGATGGCGCGGACCTCCCTGGCGGCGAGCGCTTCGATCCGCTTTTGTTCGGCGTGCATCCTGGCGATGTCTTGTGTCGTGATCGTCATCGTGATTCCTCCTCGTCTTCGTACAGGTGTCCACAGGAAAAGCACTGCAACCCGAGCACCGCCCGAGAGATGTATCCGTTGCACCCCTCGATCCGGCATCCTCGGCGCCGTTGCGTCTCCTCTCCTTGCTCGATCTCCCCTCGCGGCGTCGTCGGGTCGCCTTCCTCGTAAAGCCGCAGCGCGACACACGCGACCTGGAGCGCCTCTTCTCGCCAGCCTGGATTTCCCTCGAGGAGGTCTTTCGACAGCTCGCCGACCTCCTCGACCAGCGCGAGGAAGAGGTGTGCGTTGCTCGGGAACTTGTCGCGTGCTCGCTCGATCTCGCACGTGAGCGCTTCGATGGTCTCTTGCTTTGGTCCTGTCATCTTCTCCTCCTCGCGAGCGCCTTCAGCGTCCTCACGTACTCGCCGAGCCTTGCCTCGACGACTTGCTTGTCATAGAGCATGACCTCGAGGCAGACGTGCCCCATGTAGAGCGCGGCACACCGCTTCGACGCGGAGATGCCCCAGCCGGTCGAGTGCATCCCGACGATGGCGCGGAACGTGACGCCGCGTGGGTCGTGCTTGTTGGGGTCGGTCTCTGGTTTGAATCGTCCGATCTTCACCACCCCTCCTTGTATGTTGCTCGGCACATCGCCTCGAAAGCGTCGTCGAAGAGATCCTCCTGGTCGTCGCTCGGCTCCAGCAGCTTATCGACGATGGCCTTGCCTTCTTCGAGCGCGGCCTTGAACGTGTCGTACACAGTCGCCTCGTCGATCTCGCAACCAGTCGAGTCGTGCACGACGACGTGGTAGCCATCGCCGATCGAGCCGAGGTAGATGCGGTGGTTTCGGTGTTTGCGGACTGCGTAGCCTTTCATGCGGCCACCTCCTTATCTTCGCTGGCTTCGAGTGGTGCGAGCCTTGCGCTCACCGCTTCCTCGATGCCTGTCGTCCACCCTCCGTCAGGCAGCGGGTAGAGAGATTTGCCGTACTCGATGTGATCCTTGAGCATCCAAGCCACCGTGGCGAGCGTTGCTGAAAGCGCGTCTCCTTGCTCCAGCGCTATGCGTCGCCACTCCCCGCCCTGAAGGTCGCGCAACCCAGCGTGCATCTCGTGAGCTCCTCTTGCCTTGGCGATGGCCCGGACGCGCTCGAGCAAGCGAGTTGTGAGGGCGTCGTAAGAAGGCGCGCGATCGAACATCGTCAGTTGCATCACTCCACCTCCTGTTGTTCGCCTTCCATTGCTTCCCATGTTGTTCCTTGCTTGAGTCGGAGCGCGAAACGCTGCTTGCCGTGCCGTGGGACGATGCCCGCCTCTTCGATCGGTAGACGCTCGTAGTGCTCCCATTGAGGGAGGTGCGTCGCAGCGCGGTACGCGAGCTGCTTCTTCTTGGGCGCTCCTTCTTGCGACGCGAGGTCTTTGAGCGTCTGCCACTCGTATGGCGTCTCGGGCCTGGGCGTCGGCACGCGCCTGTCTCGCCTTACCTTGCGTGACATGGGCGGGCTGCTTTGCTGTGGCTTGCGCCTGATCTTTGCTGGCTGTGGCACTGGCTCATAAGCGTCGGTGAGTCGGTCGAACCACTCGTGAAGCGTGGTGTCGCAAACGCCGAGTTCGCCAGACAGCTTCGATACGGGCTCGCCTGCCTTGTGCCTGTGCCAGTAGCGCCAGAGCATTCGCCACGAGGGCCTCACGCTGATCGACTCGCCGCACCATGAGAAAGGCTCGTCGACGCTCGCCGGTGGGAGATCCTCGCCGCGATACCCTCGGAGCCACTTGCAGACCTGCTCGGGCTCGACCTCGTATTCTTCGGCGGCGCCGTCGATGCCCCATCGGGCGCAGGCGTCGACCAGCTCGCTTGCGGGCGGTGCGCTCATCGCTCACCTCTCATCGCCCACCAGTCCCGGAGCGCACCTCGCATCCTCCAGATCCAGGGGAGCCGCTGGCGTCGCGTCTCGAGCGCGCGGTTGGCTTCGGCCAGGGCGAAGTCGTCGCGCCGGTGGTTGTGTTTGAGTTGCTCGCGCTCGCCTCGCAGCAGCGCCCGAGCGTCCTGCTCGTATCCGTTTAAAAAAGTGCTCATCCTTGAATCCTCGCGTGCACGGCGATCATCGCGTCGATGACTCGCGGGTCGACTTTCATCTGCTGCGCTTGGCCGAGGCTGATGCCGTCCCAGACCAGCGTCTGCGCCTCGGCATCGATCTCGGCCTGGGACCGCTTCGTTGGATCGATGGGTGTTCTCTTTGCTCCCGAGCGCTGCGTTGTCCGCACGACGGATGTTTCCAGCACGATTTCGATCTCGGCCTGGCAGCATGGACATGTGATCTTTTGACTCATATCGTGAGCTCCTCTTGTCCTTTGGCGCGGGCGGCGCGGCGTCTGGCCGCTGCTTCGCGAGCGCGATTGATGATATTGAGTTCGGCCTCGGCCTTGGCGGCTCGCAGTTCAGCGGCTGCGACGCGGCTCTCGGCGATCCTTGCTCGCTCGAGTGACACGGCGAGCAGGCGCTCGAGCTGGTCCCGCGACATGTGGTCGAACGGGCCTGTCTCGTCGGCGTGGTCTTGTGGTTGCGTGAGGTCGAGCTGACTCATGGCATCACCCCCAGCCGACCTTCGGCGCGAGCGATCTTCCAGCGCTCCTCTTCTGCTCGCGTGATGATGTCGAAGCGCGCCGGCTTCTCTAGGTCTGGCATCCACGTCACCCACGCGGTCGTCACCGAGTCCGTCGAGGATCCTCCGCTCGCCTGTCGAAACTTCTGGCGTGGCGTCACGAGCACGTCGCTGATCCGCCACGTCTTCGCGCGCCCGAGCGGCCCCTTCGCGTCGAACCCTGTGAGCACATCGAGGCGATCCTCGACCGGCTCGAGGAAGCTCAGGCGAACGAGCATCGTGATCGCGTGTTCGGTGTGCTCGGCGAGGTGACGCACCAGCGGAGCAGCGAGCGAGAAGGGCGGGTTGGTGATCGAGCGCCAGAAGTAGCGCCCGTAGATCGTCGAGCGCCAATCCATCGCGAGCGCGTCGCCGTGGTGGTCCACGTTCGCGCCCGGGTCGAGGTCGCCCGTGACGACGGTGTACTTGCCGCCAGCGCCTCGCCAGTTTGCAGCAGCGTCGGCGATCGAGCGCGCCCGTCCAGCGCAGGGCTCGAGGATCACGCGCCCGTTGTGTCGAAGGTCGCCCGGCGCGATCCGTGAGAGCAGCGCGTCGACGATCGGCGTCGGCGTGTAGTAGCGCTCCAGGCCGTCGGTCTCGCCGGTGTAGGTCGAGATGCCATCGTTGAAGAGGTCGAGGTTCATCGCTCGACCTCCTCGGCGCCAAACAGCCGTTGCTGTCCGCCTTGCTCTCCCTGGAGGTAGATGACCTCCTTGGAGTAACCTCGCGTCCCTGATTGCGTCACCAGTGGCTCGAAGGGCAGCCAGGTCGCCGCGTCCGACTCACACACGATCACTTGCCCGAGAAGGCCCTGGCACCATTCACCGAGTTCCGCGTAATCGAGCTTCTCCGATCCGTGCTTGTAGTGTGTGCCAGCGCGCCCCTGGTAGGGCGGGTCAACGAACCAAGTCGCCTCCACATCGGGGGCGTCGCTGTAGTCGCCGTGAATCACCTCCCAATGGCGCACGCGCTCGGCGAGATCGGCCACGCTGGCGCGGGTCTCTTCACACCACACAGAACTCTTGCCGTAGTCGGCGAAGCTCGAGAGTTGCTTGCAGGGGTAGGCGCATCCAGGGTTGAGCCAGTAGCCCACCATGTAGCGCGCGCCCTCGCATGGCCATGTGTGCTCGTCGACCGTCTCGCCTGGAGCGAGCAGGGGCAGCGCGAGCAACTCGGCGCGTGATGCCCCGATGAGGTATTGCCACGCTTGCACCAGCGGCTCATAGGCATCGATGAGCGTGACCTCGAGGTCCGCGTATTTTTGCGAGTAGCCAGCGCCACCGGCGAAAGGTTCGATGATGCGCCCGTGGATGGGCGGCGGGTAATGACCCGCTCGCGTCAAGCGCCACTTCGACCCGTAGTAAGAGAGAAGAGGTCTCATCACGCCACCTCCAACAAGCCGAGTTGCACCGGATCCGCTTGCTTCGGGTAGGTCTTGCTCGCTGGCACTGCGTCGCGCTTGGTGACGCCCCAGAGGTAGACGTGGTTGCCGGTGTGTCTGACCTTGCGGAGTTGGCGCTTCGCGCGCTCCACCCACTGGCGCTTGCTCTCGCCATCGCGCTGTTTTGTCTTCGTCGCCTCCTCGAGCTGCGCCGTGGCGTAAGCCTCGCCGCGTTCACCGCCGAGGATCTTGCTGATCGAACGCGGCGAAACGACGCGACCCCACACGTCGAGGTAGAGCGTCCTGGCCGTGGCGCGACCCAGATAAGCGCCGTTTGTTGCCTGATAGATGGTCCCGACGTGACCGGGTAACACGACCTCGCCGTCGAGCGTCTCCCTGGCGATCGGGTCGGAGTACGCGAGGATCACGCCGACATCGGGGAGGTGACGACGAACCATGCGGCGCGCTCGCGACCAGAACCACGACTCCGCGTTGAAGCCGACGCGATCGAGCAAGACGAACCGCCCGAGCTCGACCCCTTCCTCCGCTGGCCGATCTGCCCAGCACGGGATCACGCTTTGGTTGCTCGGCGTCGAGTAGACCGCGACGCCGACAAGCTCTCCTGCTTCGTACAGGCCGACGCGAAGACGCGCTGCCGGATAGCTGCCGCTGTAGTGGTGCTCGCAAACGAACGCCTTGGCCGTGGTGTCATCGGGGATGACGGCGACCTCGAGCTTCTTCACGTCGCAGACGTGGTGCTCGGGCACCCAGACGCCGTTGCGCTCCACCCATCTTTGGGAGTGAGAGAGGGTCATGCCGCACCCCCTCGCTCCCACCGAGCGATCTCCGCGGCGCGGTCGGTCGCTGCTCGCATCGCGTCAGCCCAACTCGCCCTGGCGCCGCTGTCGATGCGGATCTCGCCGTAGCAGACCTCCCAACCCCATCGCTTCGTCCAGCGTCGACGCCAGACGTTGCAGGTGTACCCGGCCCATTGAAAGGTGGTCTTCCTCACTGGCCCACCTCCCCGAACAGGTTCTCCTGTCCGTCGAGCAGCTCGGCGCGGAGCATCTCGCGTCGGCGCCGTTGCTCGGGCTGCTTGTCGTGGGTGAGGTGGCACCGCTGGCAAAGCGCGCGGAGGTTCTCTCGGTCGCAGTTGCGCGGGTCTTGGTCGAGGTGTGCCACGGTCAGCACGACCTCGAGCGCCTTCAGGTCGTCGGAGTCCTCGTAGGACACCGCGATGGGCTGGCCGTTGGCGTCACGCCAACAGTCCTCCTGGCCGAACACGTAGGCGAGATCCTCATCCATGACCGCCCATTCGCCAGCGCCATCCACGAGCCGAACGATCGTCTCGCGGTTGGGAGCGCCGCACCACTCGCAGCACTTCACCTGCTCGCGAATCTCCTCGCTGATCTCGTCCCAGTTGTCGGGGTAGAGCGTTGCCCACTTGGCATCGATCGGCATCACGACACCTCCAGCTTGGCGAGCGTTGCCTTTAGCTTGGCGATGCGTTCAGCGTAGATGAGCTCAGTGTTTCCAGAGGGCTTGCCCTCACGAAGACGCTTCTCCAGATCTTCGATCTCGTCCTCGAGAATCTCGGCGAATGGCGTCGTGGTGTAGGTGACGGAGATGTCCACCTCCAGCTTCGACGGAATCCAGCAGTTCTCGCACTCGTATATGCGCTCACTGTCGTGCTCCCACGAATCGGTGTTGACTACGCCGCAATAGGGGCACTTGATTTCATCGCCCGAATGTTCTTCGTATTCGCTCATTGCCCCACCTCCGCTTGCTCGCGGCCCTGGTGGTGGAACTTCGTCGCGTGAACGTGAGCGCCCGGACCATGCGGGTTGGCGATGTAGAACTCTTTGGCGCCGTTCTGGTACTGCTCTCGCCACGCCTCGCGAAAGTTGGTGACGAACGCGGGGAGGTAGACGTGTGTGTCGACGACCTGGCCGCTCATCTCGTCCCAGTGCTTTTGCAGACGATAGTGCTCGCCGAGCTGGCAGCCTTCGAGCTTGCGGATCAGGTGGACCGCGCCCGCGTGGAAGTTGCCGTTCTTGGTCTTCCAGCCCGCCATCCTCGCGAGCGACTCCGCGCTGCGCTCTCCTGGCTTGAGCGACTGGTCGAGCGACTCGGCGATGGCCTCGACCATGAGCGCGTGCTTCTCCGACCGCTCCTCGTACCTCCTCGCGCGCTGCTCGAGCTGTTCGAGGCGCCTGTTCTGCTCGAGGATGGCGAGGCGGTTTTGCTTCAAGGCTTCGAGCTGACCCAGGATGGGGTCTTGCTCGAGCGCGCCTGTCGCCTCCTGGTGCTCGCGGACCTTCTCGGCGACCTCTTCGTCACCGGCGAGCAGACGTTGAAAGTCGGCGTGGTGCTCGATGATAAGGTCGAGGATGCGCTCGCCGACGGGAGTTCGGGTTCGTGCCGCGAAGCGTTGGGCGTCTTTGAGCGACAGGATGTGATCTTCTCTCGGGCGGCCCGATGCACTTTCTGCGGTGACCACCGTAGAAATGATGTCAGCGCGTGCGAGGGCGTCGACTGCGTAGCGCATCTCGGCGTACAGGCCAGCGTCGACCATCGCCCGCAGCGAGATCCCGGTCGCGTCCTCGCCACGGTAGGCGAAGTGTTCCCACTCGATCGTGGTGTAGCCGAGTTCTTGCTGACCGTCTGCGCGCTCCTCGCGAGCCTTGATCGTCTCGGTGGTCGAGCAGCGACGCAGTCCTTCGACGGCGCCAGTGGCCTCGACGCCTTCGAGCGCGGCGCGGACCGACGCGAGCCAGACGAGCAGACGCTTCCCGCTCTTCGCCCTGGTGCTCTCTGCCCAATCTGCGAGGGCGCCTTCGCGGACCATCTTCGGTCGCGTGTCGAGCACGTCGCTCGAGGTAAACTGGTTGGTACGGAGCGGGATGTTTGCGAGCGCGAGATCCTTCAGGGTCCAGTGCCGCTCGCCCTCGTGCGTGCAGTAGGTGAAGGTGAGGCCGTCGACCTCGACGTTCTCTGGTGTGAACTCCATCGTGTGTTCCTCCTGGCCGCCTCCCTGGCGACCTCAAAAAGTCGTTGGGTTGCGGTCAGTCGGCCTTCGCGATGATGTCTCGGATGAACTCTTCGCGAGCATCGACGGGGATGTCTGCGAGGCGCTGCGCCTTCTGCTCGTACTCCTCGAGCGTCAGTTCCCTGCTCGATGCGACGCCCCACGAGTCGAGCTGCATCGCGCGGAACTTCTCGGTGATGACCTTGGCTTCTTTGCGGAGTTGCTTCGCCTGCTTCTCCTCGAGGTCAGCGACGCCGCGAAGGAAGGGCTCGTTGGCAGCGGCCCACCACGTCTTGTTGGCTTCGAGCCAGCGCTCGTTGTCCTGCTCCTCGAGCGCAGCGTCGATCTCGGCTTCGTCGGCCTGGTCGATCTCGCCAGTCTGGTCCGCGATGACGTGCTCGATGTAGTTCGCGCGCGTCTCGACGTTCATGCCCTTGAGCTTGCGACACATCGCGGCGATCTTTTGCACCTCGATGTCTGCGATCGTGTAGTGGTCCTTGCCGCCGCGCGTCTCGGTCATCCTCGCCACGTAGAGCACCGCGAACCTGTCGGCCTGTGCCTCGCCGACCGCCTCGTTCAGCAGCCCGAAGAACTCCCCCTGGCGATCCTCGCGCTTGTCTTCGAGGCGCTGCTTCCTCGCGGCCTCCGATTTGGCGGCGAGCTGCTTCCCCTTCTCCTCGACGGGCGTGTCTTCGTTGGCGGGCGCGCTCTCTTCGAGGATCTTCAGGACGCGCTCGCGGCGCTTCTCGTCCTCGTCATGGTGCGTGATGTAGCCGTAGGCTTTGCGGAGCGCGGCGGGCTCGACATCAAACATGTCCGCGCCATCACCCAGGCCGAGGCGATCGATAAACGCGCGCTGCCACGCCTTGCGCTTCTCGTCACCGACAAGGCGCTTCACCTCGTCGACGAGCTGCGTCAACAGGAGCGCGTCGCGATGCGCTGCCTTCTCCTCGGCGGACTGCCCGAGCGCGATGCTCTTGGGCGCGGGGATCTGGTCGAGCTCGGGATCATCACCCGTCGAAACCATGAACGTCTTGAGCAAGGCGTATTTGAACGCGCCGGTGTATGCCTTGTAGTAGGACTTGTCGCCCGCATCGACGCCCTGACCGACCCACGTCGTCGTCATCTTGTCGCCGGTGTCGCCGTCGATAAACGTCACGTCGAGCGTGACAGTCGCCATGTACTGGATGCGACTGCGCGCGTCCTGGACCTGGGTGACGACGTGCTCTCGAATGCTCGGGAAGATCGCGATGCCCGCCTTCGCCAGCTTGCTTCGGAGGTGGTCGACGAGATCGCTCTCCTGGATGTAGTCGTACCCGTGGAAGTCGTTGCGCCCGTTCTTGGGGACGTTGCCGACCTCGCCGAGGATCTCCGCCATCTTGACCGCCAGCGGCCTCTGGCTCGCGGTGAAGTCGATCACGTTGTTCTTGTCCTCTTGCTCGCTCATATCCTCTCGTCTCCTTTGCCGAGCTGCTCGTGCAGCTTCTCGATTTCCTCTTCCAACTTCGGTATCCCCAGCGCCGCCCGCTGCTCGATCGCGTCGACCGACAGCCAGATCAGCCCTTCCTCATCGCGTGTTGCCATCTCCCGATCGAACCATTCGCTGTAGCGCCTGCTGGCGATGATGAGCCGGGCGCGTAGCCTCGCGAGTTCCTTCACTGGGTCGCGTCGAAGCGTCGTCTCGGGGTAGGGTGGTGCGTGCTTCAATGTCTCGTCTCCTCGGCGGCTTCTGCCCACTCCTCGAGCCCGTGCCTCGCTTCGAGTTCGTCGAGGCGATCACTCGCCCTGACGCCCTCGCGGAGCATCCCGAGCACCGCGCCTCGAAGTTCCTCGTCCTCGAGCGCGGGGAGCACGTCGGCGCCCTCGCCAAGTTCCTCGAGCACCCGACGGACGAGTCGGCGGGTGTGGCGTTGTTCGTCTGTCAGCTTCACGCGGCCTCCCGGATGTCGACGCCGTACACCTCGACGGCCTGCTCGGGGTCAAAGACCCAGTGGCGGGACGAGCCGTTGGGGAGGTCGACCAGGAGCACCTCCTTGTCTCGGTGCTCGGGCTCGAGGTAGCTGACGCCGCTGACGTTCTGGAGCACCTTGCCGACCTGCTCGGGGTCGACGATCTCGCCCTCTTCGGGAATCCTCCCCTTCGCCTTCACGAAGCATCCTTTTCTGACGTGTTTTGCTTTCATCTCTCGCTCCTTGCTTTGTGTGGGCTTCGTTGCCCAAAGCGACGCCGGGCTTTGACCCCCGACCGGCTGACCTCGACAGGCTTGCCAGCGCGCACGCTTCCTTGTGCGTCGCGTCGCTCTTTTCGGAATGTGATGAGGTCTTCCTCAGGAGGTCGTCACACCGTCCACCTCGTGGCTCTCGCCGCTGCCCTCCTTGTGTGGGTGCTCGTCCTTGGCCATCCTTCCAGGCCCGGTGTCGAGCCGCTGGGTAGGTGAGGGTGGTCGCCTCCCAGCCGTGCCCCGCCAGCCTCTTGCTCCGTCCATTGTGGGTGGTGAGGAGCGATGGGCTGGCGCTTCCTCAACTTGCTTTCGCGATCCTCAACTTCATGGCGCGCTCGGGCGTGAGCTGCCCGTAGCCCTCGCAGACGTGGCAGTAGATTTCCTCGCCTGCCCAGGTGTCCCGCCCGGTGCCGTCGCAGTGACCGCAGTCCTCGAGCTGCAAGACGGAGGTCAGCTCGTCTGCCTCACGCTCGCCGACGAAGTTGCGACACATCACCACGCTCTCCTGCTCGGAGAGGCCGCGTTGGAGGCATCGCTTCTGCTGTTTGGTGAGCTTGCTCATCTGCCTACCTCACGCGACGTGGGGGAGCGCGACGTACTCGAGTTCCCCGGCTGGTTGTTGTGGTTTGGTGGCGGGCTTGCGGGCGAGGCGCGCCTTCTCCTGGCGTTCCATCTCGTCGACGGCGCTCTGGAGCTGACGCTTCGTGCGTTGGTTGACGGTCTCGACCCAGACAAAGCCAGCGCCGAAGAAGAGGTCGTGTCGCAGGTAGAGCCAGTAGCGACCCACCTTCACTTCGTAGACACGCTCCTTGTTGCCGTCGCGGTCGAGCCACATGTGCTTCGCGAGCGCGGCGGCCTTCTCGTCGGAGATGCGCCCGCTACCCCTGGTCGCGACCAGCTCGGCCATCGCCTCGAGTCGCTCGAGCGCTGAGGGCTGGTTGCTCGGGCACGTCTTCGTGCGGCAGTCCTGACCGCGACGCTTGGTGCAGCCGCAGTCGGGGCACGTATCGTGCTTGGGGTAGAGGGGTTGCTCGGGGATGTCTGTTTCGATGACGCTCATCAGATTTCCTGTGGTAAGTGTTTATTACTCACAGTAATCAATCTACACCGAGAGAGATGAGGGTCAAGTGTTTTTTATTACTGACAGTTGTTTTTGGGTCGGTGGGTGTTCATACTTGTTGTTGACAGCCGAGGCGTAGGCAATACATCCAAAGGAGGCACTTCTATGTCCGCCGCACCAGTCCTAAGCATGAGCGAGCTTATGTCAGCACAAGTCAAAAACCCTCCCGAGCTATACCGTTGGGCTCTCGGCTGGATATTAAGTCAGGTAAGGAATGACTTGGGTCTTTCGCAGGAAGCCTTCGGCGAGAAGCTCGAGATGAGCCAGGCAGGCTACCGAAAGCTTGAGAAAGGCATGACGCCAAACTTCGATCTCTATTTGAAGGCTTGCGATGAAGCCGGAAAGGATATCGTGGCAGTCATGGGACTGGCGCGAGTCCTTGTGCGAGCTGTGGAGGCAGAAGAGGCATCCAAGGGCGAAGAGGTAAGTGATGCCGAGAGAAATCGAATAGCAGCCGAGCTATATAGCGCCTTCAACTAAAGTCAGCGACAACTGGGCGAGCGACAAAATCTCAGCACTGCTGGGATTTTTTTGCGCCAAATTGCCTTGAAATTAATTCCTCACAGTAATAGCCTTTCACCCTAAGTAATGGAGGTGCTTATGATCGCTTACTCCAAAGCGCTCCTCTTGCTCGTCGAAAGGCTCGAAAATGCGCCGACAGCCGTTAGTAAGGCGCTGCTTGGCTGCTGCTTTGAGGGGGCAGATGTCCTGCCTCTTGTTCGTGATTTGGACGACGCGGCTCGAGACGCAAAAATGACCGTCCCTGAGTTGGTCGAGCAGTTAGGAGAAGCCAAGACCCGTAATCTCATTGACTCGTTTGCAGTTGATACGAGTCGTCGCGTTGTCGAAATCAAGCTTCGACAGCAATAAAAAAGCCCCCGGCCTGCTGTGAACAGGCCAGGGGCTCAACCCCAACTAAGGAGTTACATCATGAGGCATCGTATGCGTTGCTCATCGTCCGGTCAAGCTCTTCGAGGGCCTGGCGGACATTCCACTCGAGGCGAGCCAGGATCAGGTCGAGGTGGTGCGCCTCTTCTCGCCCAACCCACAAACGCGCCGACACACGTTCGCTTCGGCTCGAGATCCGGCGAAGGCTCACGATGTGACCATCATCGGTCAGCTCGATCTCGTAGCCATGGTGTTGGTAAAGCTTCACTGTCAAATCAAGACCTCCTTCCTTGCATATCGATCAAAGGAGGATGGCCGTCGACGTTGACTTTTCCACAGGGCTGGGACAGGATCAACGCAGTGCTCGGACGATCTCCTGAGATCGCGAGTAATGGCGCGTCGTTCCTTTCCACGGGTTTAACGACGCGCCGTTTTTGTGCCCAGGCACATATATGTGTGCTGATCTTCTGTTCAGGCACTCATTCATTGAATACGCTTTCAGGGGTATCTTGCAATAGGCAATCTGGCGCCGAACTTTCTTTTGTTCTTTCTGCTCGCAATGCGATCGATGTCGGTGTTGACGTTGGCATAGGTGCTTCAGCCTCTCTCCGTGGTGAGGTGGCGCGCTGCTTCGATTCGCCATTTAAAGCTCTGTTCGTCAGATCACTCGAGCGTGGCAGTCCACGAACATTGCCGGTGGATGCCGCGAATTTAGTCGTTCTGACCGCATGTTCCGTTCGCATCAAAGAGCAGGTGCATGTCCTTGTAGTCGGGCTTCTCGACCCACATCGAGGGGTCGACGCGGACAACCTTGTCGTCCTCGAACTCGATTTTGACGGGGATGTTGATGCCGTTCTCCCAAATGTAGCGCCAGTTGCGCTCCTTCTTGGTCATGCACTTGCCGTAAGGCTCGCCGAGGAGTTGCTCAACCTTCGCAAGCGGCCATCCAGGCTTTATGAGGGCGGCCTTCCTGGCGAGGGTTCCAGGCCCCATTCCATCGACGTGCTCGTTTGGGCCTGGGGGCAGATGGAGGATTCCCGCCTTGGCCTGCATCGCTTTGACTGCGGCGCTGTCGTAGTCGGGCGGCTTGCATTTACCGCCTTCGGCAAGCGGCATCATCAGTGCTCGAAGTTCGGGGTTTCGTACCGTCGTCAACTTTCCGTAGGAGAAGCGACCTCCCTTCAAGGCAACGAGGATCGGGGTGTGAGCCGGGCCGGTGTCCCAGAGGTACGCTCGGTGTCCGTCCTTGTCCTTGCAGCTCCCGAGGGCCTCGCCACCCATGAGTGTTTCGATCTCCTCGAGCTTCATCCCCTTGGTGATTTTGGTGGCGCGCTCGGCGAACTGCTCGGCGCGCTCATTCTCCTCTCTCCATTTTTTCTTGGCCTCTTCAGCGCCAGCCTCGGACGCAGCGCGCTCCTCGGCTTCGGCCTTCTTCCTGGCGAGGTATTCCTCGTCCACGGCAGGAGTTGGCTCGGGCGGCGCGGTCTCCTTGCTGTAAATGATGACGCCGACGACGACAGCCAGGCCGACGCAAAAGAAGACGAGCACGCCCAAAAGGGCAGCTCGAGCAGGCGAATTTCCAGGTTCCAAAGTTCCCTCCAGGTCCAGCGTTCAAAGCGTTCGAGTGGTATCGACACTTTGCCCGTTGGTATCTGGAGGGGTCAAGCCCATCCCGATCCTCTCTCGATCGATCGAGGGGAGGTGGCGGCATGACCAGACACTTCGATCCAACCAAGCTGGTGCTCGTCGAGACACCAGACAGCACGAGGCCCGAGATGCCCGAGCACTACGACCGGGCGAAGATCGACGAGCTGCTCGCCGCTGGCGGCATCCTCTTTGGCAACGAGCGTCGGCTCGTCCACCAGGTCGTCTGGCACGGCAAGCCCGTGGGCGACGTGGTGACGCTCGAGATCACCAGCGAGGCGCTCGCCGAGATCATGAGCTCGTCCACCAGGGCGATCCGCAAGTGGCGAAAGATCGTCGAGCAAGTCCCTGGCATCACCGTCGAGTCCAGTCGTACCGGATACAGATGGTGTATCAATTTAACTGTTTTATCACCCGGAACGACGGCGGCACGACAACGGCACGACGGCGGCACGACGGCGGAACCACACCGGAACGACAACGGCACAGAAGACGTTGGCACGATCGGTGCTACGTGCGGGCAGGCTTCCCCAGAGCAAGAACTTCCTACGGAAGTCCTTGCAGAAGTAGTCGCAGAGCGCGAGCAGGCACGCGAGGACGAAGCTGCTGCTGCTTCTGTTGACGAGGTCGTCGAAGACTCTCTCGTGAGTCACATCCAGTCCTCGCTCAGTAAGGCAGGCTACCGACCCGCGAGCATCTTGACGCTCGACCTGGCGTGTCAGCGCATCCGAGCAGCGAGCATGAGCGAGCAGAACGAGCGCGACTTCGTCGTCGAGACCATCGCCAAGATCAAGGCCAAGAAGCTCCCACAGTCCGTGGTCGAGAACGCGCTGACGAACGACCTCAAGCGCTGGCAGGACGCCAAGGCCACGCGCGAATCTCTCGGGCTACCAAACAACCTCAACCCATCTCGCAAGCCCTCCAACGCGCTCCCCGAAGACCCCGAAGCGGCGGCGAGGTTCGACCGGATGATCGAGGAGGGCACCCGCAACGCCTCGAATCAGGTGACGACACATGAGGAGCTCGCGGCGAAGCGTCGCGAGGAGCTCATCGACAAGGTCTGGAAGTCTGCGGTCAAGGATGGCGCGCTCCCTGAAGGGCTGACTCGTGAGGAGGCAAGGGCGGCGATTATCGAGGAGGGTTGGGTATGAGCGAGTTCACCAAGACGGAGAAGCGTCAACTCCAGCAGCAGAAAGCCACCGACGGTTTCCAGTCGATCCTGCTCGAGAAACTCCCTGGCGATGTCGGTAACGAGAAGCTCGGCGCGATGCTGACGCGCATCGGCAACAAGAAGCGCGCTGACTTCGCGTGGCACTTCGCCAAGACGCTCGACATGGAGGCGGCGGCGAAGGCGGCCTGGCCCGACGAGTGCGAAGAGGACGATCGCGGAAACCTCCACGTCACGCCCGGGCTGCTCACTCGCGCCGATCGCTTCCTCGGTTTCCCGGAGGTGACGGACTTTATCGAGGCATACAAGTACGTCGGCGCGTGCCCCAACGAAACCGCTGGCGGGAAGGTCTGCGGCAAGCAGCGCGAGGGCGAGCGGATGGCCGGGAAGATCTTCTGGCATGAGTGCGCCCCCTGCCAGCGCAAGGCGAAGTATTCGGCCTGGGTGGAGTGGAAGGAGCGTGTTCGAGAGGAGTGGGATCGCCAGGCCTTCGAGATGATCGGCAAGGAGCACTGGCCAGAGTCGTATCCGATGATCGACGCGGTCCAGCGCTTGCTCGATCCCGAGCATCCCTCGTGGGCGGCCTACCTCTACGGCAAGCCTGGGACCGGCAAGACGCAGCAGGCCGCCGAGCTGATCCGCGTGCTGCTCACCGAGCGAGTCTCTCAGTATGGCCCGGACGCCCCCGATCGTTTTCGGGGAGAGCTGCGCCCGTTCCCGCCGATTCTCTTCGAGAAAGAGGCGAGGCTGATTCAATCACTCAAGCCATACGGCGAGGGCCTCGAGCGCTTTCAACACGCGCCGTTGCTCATCATCGATGACCTCGGCGTCGCGGTGCCGAAGCCGTTCGCCTACGAGATGATGTCGAGCATCATCGATCACCGCTATGACAACCACTTGCCGACACTCTTCACCTCTAACCTTTCGCTGCCCGAGCTCCGCGCTGGTGGGCTCTACGACGAGCGCTTGACCCAGCGCATCTTCACGATGTGTGGCGGGGTCGAGGCGCATCGCGCCGGAACGCTCGCGTTGGCTCACATGACCAGGTGCTACCGGATGGACGGGGCAGAGGAGGGGCTGTGGTGAGCCTGTTTCAACGACAAGAAGAGGCGCACTGCTACCGCTGCAACGGCAACGGCGGTTACCTCACCTGGCCCGAGGGCCACTACGGCCCCAGGTGGATGATCTGCGTTCGGTGTGATGGCGGGGGGTGCGTCCCCGAGGACCAGAGCACCGCCGAGATGCTCCAGGATATGCTCGTGTGGAGCAGCATTAGCCAGAAGCAGCTCGCCAAGATCGTCGGCGTGTCTCCTTCGAGCGTCGGGCGAGCAGTGCGCGGAGAGGTCGAGCCGACCTGGCTGGATGACTTCACCTATCCAGGGAGCACGCTGATCGGCATGAGGGCGCTCGCCTGGGCGTGCATTCAATGCACCGCAAATGGCGGCGTTCCGGACTGCTTCGCGTGCTGGGATAAGGGCACCATCGTCGATTTCGTCGGCTGGCGTCCGTTCAACAGAATGTGCGAATGCCCGGTGGCCGAAGCGCGCCTGGAAGAGATGGCCCGCGAATCACAAGAGATCTGGAGGAAGAACAATGGCGACTGATTGGGTCGGAATGCAAGCGCAGCTCGTCCGCCAGATCCCCTCGCGGGACTGGGTGATGCTCGATCGGCAGGCGCTCGAGGCGCGCTTTATCGTCGGGCCTTGGACGCTCGACCTGGCGGCGCATCCTGTCGGGTCGCCGGATGTCAACGAATATGCGTGGCACGTCACGGCGAGCGCTGGTGACGAGGAGCGACACGAGGACGGGTTTAGGACGATCGGCGAGGTGCTGGCGAAGTACAGCTTCGAGCCGGTGCCGAGCGATCCTCAACTCGCGATCTACCTCGACGACAAGCGCGACCCTTCGACGGAGCGCGGCTGGGTTGTCGTGAGGACGATGGCGGAGTTTCAAGCCGTGGTGCTCGAGCGCGGCATCCCCGTGGTGGTCAGCTTCGATCATGACCTCGATGAGGGGCAGCCGACGGGGCACGACGCGGCGAGGTGGTTCGTCGATCACTGCATTGGCCTCGAGGTCAACCCGCATGACATCGAATGGAACAGCCACAGCGCCAACCCTCCAGGTCGCGAGAACATCGAGGGGCTTTATGCCTCGTGGTGTGCTGCCTGGGACAAGGGCTTGTGGGTGGAGGGCAACGCATGACCAGACGAAGACGACACACGAGACGACCCGAGGACAGGCCGAGGCCGCGCCCGATCGCGAGGAACGCCCGCGAGGTGGTGTTGATGTGCTTCGTGCTGTCGTGGGCGAGCGCGGCGGCGAAGGGGAAGGGCTGATGATTGGCTGGATTGCGCTCGCGCTGTGGGCAGTGGCGGTCGTTGCCATGTGGGTGAAGATGAACATGGAGAGCAAGCGATGACAGGGTTTTCGATTTTGGTGGGCCACCTGGCGGGCGACTACCTGCTGCAAAACGACTGGATGGCGACCCGGAAGGTCTATGACGCGAACAACGAGCTTACCCACTCGCCGCTGCCATGCCTGCTCCACGTCACGCTCTACACGTTGGCGTCGTTCGCTGCGGTGGAGATCGCGAACTTCGCCACGGGTGCCGAGATGTGGCCAGCGTGGGCCTGGGTGGTCATCGCGGTAACGCATTGGTTCATGGATCGCTATCGGCTCGCCGCGAGGTGGATGGATGCGGTCGGCCAGCGCGGCTTCAAGGAGCACATGTCGCCATGGTCCGTGATCATCGTCGACAACTCCATCCATTTGATCACCGCGTGGATCGTGGCGCTCGCCGTCGCGTTGCTTCGGTGAAAAGACATCTCGACGACCCGGCCTCGCTGACACACGAGGCAAAGACTCACGACGAGCACACCTGGCCAGGAGGCAAGACGGTACGCAGGAAGAGGAGAGGACGATGGTTTGGTCGCAAATGGAGTTGGCGGAGCGCGTTTTCAGGCGATTGCTCAAGGGCCAGCACACGTTTAAGGCGCTGACGCCAGAGCTCGAAGAGGGAGAGATGGAGCGGGATTTACGGGCGGCGCTGGAGATGTTGGAGCGTACCGGTCAGGCCAAGCGAATCCCTGGTGAATCGGAGCGATGGCGAGCAGTCACGCTGCTCTCGGGGGATTACCGATGAACCGGCGCTACAGCGAAGAGAGGCGCGAGAGCGCGATGGAGCAGGTTCGCGAGTCGATCCAACGCTACCTGCCCGGCGATGTCAGGAACTCGCGTTGGTGCTCGTGCACCGTCGAGGGCGAAGGTTTTGATCTGAGGCAGGTGCGTGACCCCGACTGCATCTGCTGCAACTCGAGGGGTAGGGAGAGGAAGAGATGCCAGTAGAAGTCGAGATCGTTTTGCACATCGTGGTGCTGTTCGCGATCGCCGTATTGGCGTTTGTGGGGAACTGAGGGGGCGCTGTGATCTGGTTTTGGTTTGCATACCTCGCGTTCAAATCAGCAGCGCGAGCAATCATGAGGGCCGAGTGGCTCTGGAGGAAGACAACGTGAGCGAGAAGAAGAGACACCCAGGGATCGAGCAGCTCCTGTCATTTTTTGTGTGGGAGCATCTGCCCGAGCATTTGCAGAAAGTCAGCAAGCCCTTTGGCGAACTCGCGCATCAGCTCGTCGAGGACACGCCCGAGAGCCCTGAGTTGACCGTGTGCTTGCGCAAGCTGCTCGAGGCGAAGGATTGCGCGGTGCGGGCGCAACTGTCACCGCCAAAAAGCAAGGCTTGAAAGGAAACACACGCGCCCGGCGCCAGCATGGAAGCAGGAGCCAGGGAGACCCACGAGGGCGGGCGCGAAGCACAGGAGAGGGAGATGGATGGCAAGAGGACGGAACGCATCAACCTTCGTGTCTCGAAGGCTTTCAGGGAGTCGTTGGACGAGGCGAAGTTGTTGTCTGGCGCTGCGAGTTACTCCGAGGTGGTACGCCGGGCGGTCACGTTGTTCCTCGAGACGTTGCGCGCTTCGCCAGAGCCAAAGAAAGAAGCGCCGCCAGAGGACGATCGCCTGGAGGTGCTCGAGTCTGCCCTGAAGGCGCTCTTCGAGCACAACACGAACATGTGGGGCGACCTGGAGCTCGCGCAATTCCTGGCGGCCAGGGGCGTGGATGTTTCGCGTTACGCGACGTGGTGGAGTGAATCATGAGCCTCGCCTACGGCGACATGCGAAGTGCAGCAGCGCGGCGAGACTGGAAAGAGATCGACCAGTTGCTCGCTGACTGGCCAGAAGACTACTTCGAGGAGGGGGAGAAGTACGCTCGTGACTGCGGATGGATGGCGCCGGATGAAGGGCCTCGCAACTGGGAGTTTATGGCGGGCTGGGACTGCAACACTTGGGAGGATGTCGAGCGGGGCTGGATGCTGGCGTGGCCAACGTTTCACGTCATCGAGCAAGAGCGCGACGAGCTCGTGTGGGCGATGCGAGCGCTCGAGGAGCACGGGCAACTCGATGTCGTCCAGAACGCGATGGCGCTGCGAAACATCCTCTGGCGTATCTACCCTACGTTTTCCACGCAGAGCTTCGAGGAGCGCGAGGACTGGATGGCGTCGATCCTCGGGCACCGCGTTCATCTCATTCTGGGGGGCCAGTTTCGCCCGTTTCGTCTCGTCCTGTCGTCCATCCGTCGCACCGGGCCATCGGCCGAGCAGCTCGCCAAGCTCTTTGGTTCGAGAGGGCTTGTTGCGGGGCAGGCGCTTGTCGCAGCGGCAGATCCCTTGCCGGACATCGGAGAGGCTGCGGACCTGATGGCCAACGTCATGAGGGGCTTCGGCTTGGGCTCAGAAGAAGGGCCAGAGATCGGAACAGGTCCGAGCATCGAAGAGATCGCAAACTTCATCCTGGGTGGCCACGATCAGCCAGGGCATGAGAACGCGCATTTCATCGGCGTTGTCAGGTCAGGGCGTATGCTCTACCCGCTATCAAATCCCGCTTGTCAGCAACATGAAGATCGGCCCGGAAGCATGATGCACTGGGCCATGCCAAGGGCTCCTGTTGATCCAGCGGGGTCGCTTTCCATTCAACGGCGAGAGGCGAGGATCGAGCGAATCCACATCAAGAGCGACCTGCTTCCCTCCGGGCATATGGTGTTCCCGGCGGCGTGGTTTCGCTGCGTGGTTTGTGGCGATGTCGTGATGCTTTGTGGGGAGGGACAACCATGGAGGGGTAGGTATGAGCGAGTATGACCCTACGTGGAACGGCGAACGCAGACTCGCACCTCTCAAGCAATGGTTGGTGGAGGTGGTCGGAGAAGCGCCAGAGCCAGACGAAGTGCCGACCTATGAGGGTCCAGAGGTGGGGCGCCCTGGCAGCCTCTCGATCTCGGCGCACCTGTCCGCCGAGCAGCTCCGATACGACCGGGAGGAGCAAGGGCGCGATCTTTGGGATCGCGTGCTCCAGGTCGCTTATGTGCTCGGGGTGGCGGCTGGCGCTCGCGAAGTGCTCGCGGACGAGTTCAAGACCAACATCGAAGGGCTGTTGTTGGATTCGCTCAAGTTGAGCATCGAGCGTCGGAAGGCTGACCTTGAAAGGCTCGAAGAAGAGGCGAGGGCAGGTGCGGATGAATGATCAGTTCGGAGAACTTCGCAGCGCGCTCGAGCGCCGGGCCTGGAGCGAGGTCGACGCCATCCTGGCGGACTGGACGCCCGAGCGTCTCGACGATGCGTTGGTCTACGCCAGGGCGAAGAAGTGGAAGGAACCAGAGGTTCGGTCGCTGGAGTTTGCTTCGGAGCTTATTCGGAGCGCGGGGCTTTCCTTCGAGGATGCCAGCGCTGCTTTCGAGCAGTTCAATCGCTCGATGCAGACGTTTGAGCGAGAGGTTGCCAGGACGGTGATCCCCGCGATGCAAAGCCTCGTTGCTGGTTTTGCTGCTGTCGGTAGGGCGATGGGTGATGCCTCTCGGCTGCTTGCCGAGCACGAGCGGCAGTACGCAGCGGTGACCGGGGCGAACAAGGAGTGAGCAAGGATGCGAGGCGGTCACTGGAGGGCGTCGCTCGCGGCGATGACGTGCAAGGAGGTACAGGTGAACATATTGAAGCAGACGTTGTACGAGGGCGACGAGGTGATCGTCGGGGATGAGAAGCTCGTGGTGCTGGCCATCGGATCGGGGTGGATCGAGTTCGCGGGGCAACCGCAGCTCCACCGGGCTAACCAGCTGCTCGTCGGGGTGACGCGGCTGACGCTGTCGAACGCGAGGAAGGGGTATAGGGCGAGCGTGGCGTTCAAGGCGCCGGACGGCGTCGAAGTGTTGGTGCTGGCGAGGGATGGGGATGAGTGAAGACAAAGAGGAGATCGAGATGAGCGAAGGTAAGCAGTTCGTGGTGTTCGAGTTTCGCGGCGTGGTGGATGGCGACAAGGCGAAGGAGTTGTTGGAGGCCATCGCTGATCGTCCGGCGCTTCTCAGTGCGATTCGCATGGAGCGGCATGTCGCGATCGTTGGCGAGGAGAACGGGTCGATAAAGCACGACTACGCGGGTCCGCCCTGCGCCAAGGTCGACATATGGCCAGATCACGTGGAGCAGTTCATGAAGTTGCTTCGGGAGGAGTGATGGCGGATGGCATGGTAGTAGATTTGACCAAGCACCCTTCGACAAAAGCCATCGTGAGTATGAATGGCCAGTCGAAGGAGATGCCGTTGAAGTGTGGCGTCTGTGACTCGACCCCGAGAAGGCTCAGGACTGTTTGGGATTTTGACGGGGTGTATGGCTTTATCTGTCTTGACTGCGCTGACAACGCAGCTAACAGCGGCTTGACGCCAAAGGAGGCGCTCGATGCCAAGCAATGACGAGATGAGCGAGCTGCGGGCGTTGCTTCACGCGGACAGGATCACTGATGCGGCGTGGATGGCGATTGCCGAGTTGTTGTTTGGCTGGCCCAAGGAGGGTCGCATCGATGCGCATCGTTACGCCATGGGCGTCATTGCCGAACGTGGCCTTCTTGCCGAGTTCGTGACGCAAGCATCGAGGCTGCCGGAGATGCACCCGGATCGTCTGCCGGATGCTGATGAGTTTGGGCTTTGGCTCTCACCCCCATATGGCATGGCAATGGATGGGGTGCCAGATATGAAGCTCGAGTTGATCGAAGGTGCTGCTACGCACAGGCAATCATGGTCACTTTGGTTCAATCACTATGCAGCCGAGGTAGTTGATTCAGATCTCGACGAGAGCCCGTTGAACTTTACGTTTAGCTGGGATGGTGAGTTTTGGGCGGAGGGCGCCTACGTCCAGGATTTCGTCAGCGACGCGAGGCGCTACAGCCTTGGCTTTGAAGCGGCGCTTTGGGTTGCCACTGTTGTTATGCGTCGCACGTTCAAGCACGCCAACATTCCAGGGCTCATTTTGTGTCCGCCGGGCGTCCGCGTTGGGGAGATGATCTATGAAGTGCAAGGGTAAGACAAAGAGCAACAAGCCATGCCAGCGCGAGGGCGGTGACGATGGCTGGTGCTATCAGCATCGTCCTGGGTATGAGCCAGACAATGATCTCACCGCCAAGCGTCAGCGGTTCGTCGAGCTCTACCCCATCTATCTCAACGGCGCCAAGGCGGCGAGAGAGGCTGGCTTTGCGGAAGCGACGGCGAATCGCGAGGCTCATCGGCTGTTGTCAGATGCAGACATCAAGAAGGCCATCGAGGAGCGTTTGGAGAAGCTGTCGATGGGCAAGGATGAGGTCTTGGCGAGGCTGACGCGGATGGCCAGAGGCTCGCTCGAGCCCTTCATCAACACCTTGAACAGCGAGGTCATCATCGACTTGACTGGCGTCGAGGCTCAGGACTCGCTCGATTTGCTCAAGGAGGTGCAGATCGATGACGGCCAGGTCAAGATCAAGATCCACGATCCGATGGCGGCGCTGGTGCATATCGGTCGCGCTCACGCGATGTTCACCGACAACCAGCAGCTCACCGTCAAGCGCCCCGAAGAGGACATGAGCGAGGAAGAGCTCGAGAAAGAGATCGAGCGGCTCGACGACATCATCGACGACGCGGGGTGAGTCGTGCTGACGGCGAGGCAGGCAAAGATACAAAAGCTGCGGTTGAAGCAGGAGAAGGCCGTTCGGCTCGCTCGCAAGAGTCTGAGCGCGTACATCCGGCTGGCGTGGCCGCAGATCGATACTGCGGACTACGTTCACAACTGGCACATCGACGCCATCGCCGAGCACCTCGAGGCCGTCACCGCTGGCGAGATCCAATACCTGCTCATCAACATCCCGCCTGGGATGATGAAGTCGCTGTCGGTGTCGGTGTTCTGGCCTTCCTGGGAGTGGATCGACCACCCCGAGCTCCAGTATCAACGTGCGAGCCATGACAAGGCTTTGTCGACGCGAGACAACCTGAAGGTTCGCGACCTTATCAAATCGGCGTGGTGGCAGGAGAGCTTTGGTCCGCTGCCGTTAAAGAAGGCTGCCGATGGCAAGACCCACTTCGAGAACGTCTTTGGCGGGATGCAGCGCGCGACCTCGCCGAAATCAGGGAACGTTGGTTGGCGAGCTCATCGACTCATCTTCGATGATTTGCTCGACTCGGATGACGCGCACTCTGACGCGATCAGGGAGGCTGCGAACATCTGGTTTCGCAAGACTTACCTGAACCGTCGACACGACCTCAAGACGGACGCGGTCGTCGGCATTGCCCAGCGCTTGCATGAGATGGATGTCTTTGGCGAGATCAGGGAGCAACTCGCCGAGTTTGACTGGGAGTGGTTGGTGTTGCCGCAACGCTTTGACCCGAAGCGCAAGTGTGTCACCAGCATCGGCTTTGAAGATCCCCGCACCGAGCAAGGCGAGCTGCTGTTCCCTGCTCGCGTCGATGAGGATGTGGACAGGAAGAACAAGATCATGCTCGGCGAGGATGGCTACGCTGGCCAGGAGCAGCAAGACCCTGTTTCGCCAGATGCCCAAATCCTCCACGTCAAATACATCCAGCATTACAAGGCGACACCCGAGCGAATCGCGACGCATTGCGACAAGCTCGTCCTGAGCGTCGATTGCACCTTCAAGGATAAGAAGGACTCCGACTTTGTCTGCATCCAGGCGTGGGCGATCACGGGGCCAAACTTCTACTTCCTCGACGAGGTGATGGAGCGGCTCGACCTCACCGCGACCATCGAGGCGATCCGCGGGCTTTACTACAAGTGGGCGGCGATCTCGAAGAACGGCATCCACGCGACCATCGTCGAGGGCGCGGCCAACGGCTACGAGGTCGTCAACGTGCTCAAGAAGGAGCTGCCTCGCGTGCTCGAGATCACGGTCAGCAAGAACAAGGAAGCGAGGGCTCACGCTGCGGCGCCGACGTTTGACGCCGAGCAGGTGTGGTTTCCCGATCCCTCGCTCGGCGTCGAGTATGTCGACCCGCAGAAGCCGGGGCAGACCATCGGCGTGCATGACAAGAAGGTGCGCTACGGGAAGTTCCCGAGGATCGCGAATGACGACGACATCGACGCGAGCACGCAGCTGATCAACTGGTGGACATCACAACACGGGAAGGGCTCGTTTGGCTTCGCGGTCAGCGGCGGCTGAAATCATTTTCACCTTGACACGTGTTGCAAAACCGGATCGAAGCCGGTAGGCTCTCACACAATAACTCTTAACTCCTGGCAAGAGGCCGGAGGAACTTACGAGGTGACTCGTGGGTCTTCTGGCCAATTTTTTTTCTTGGGCGACCGGCAAAGGCTGGGGCGGTGTTCCGCCTCGAATGTCTGACGTGTCGGTTCGAGGGCACTGGTCTTCGCCGCCTCGCTTGGGCGCTCGCGAGTTGTTGGCGCTCTACCATGCAAGCCTCGAATTCTCGACGCCTGTCGAGTTGATCGCATCTCGACAGGCGTCGACCCGATGGGGCGTGATTGAGTCCGGCGACAAGCCGACGACGCTCGAGAACGCGATCGTTGGCCACCCACTCCAGTCGATCATCGACCACCCGCAGCCCGGCGAGATGTCCGGATTCGAACAGCGCGAGCTCGAGTCTGCCTGGGATTCGATCCTTGGCGAAGTGATCCTTCGTCTCTCCGAAGTTGGGCGCGGCCAAGTCGAGGTCTATCCGCTCAACCCGACGTGGGTCACACCCCGCTTCGAGCATGGTCGCTGGGTCTTTGATTGCAACTTCCCCCGCGGCGGTCGGGCGACGTTCTCCGAAGAGGAGATCGTCTGGCTCAAAAAGCGAAGCGTGGTCGATCCTTATGGTCGTGGCATCGGCAAGGGCGCCCCCGCGTCCTCGGACATTCAGACCGCCGAGTACGCTGCGGATTACAACAAGGCATTCTTCTACAACGGCGCATCCCCGAACCGCATCATCGGCCTCCACACCAAGGAAGGCGCGGCGGATCAGAGCGCGGTCGATGCCTTCCAGGCGACGTGGGACCAGCGCGCCGCAAACCCCAAGAAGGCGCATCAGACATTCTTCACCGGCACTGCGCTCGACGTGATCGAACTCCAGACGCAGTTCAAAGATCTCGACGTCGCCGAGCTGCGGAAATTCTCGGCGGACGCGATCCGCCAACTCTACCACGTCCCGCCCGAGTTGATCGGCCAACTCGCCGCGAGCAACCGCTCTACGATCAAGGAGGCGCTCGCGATCCTCGCCGAGATCGTGCTGCTGCCAGCAGCGAACGCGCGTCGTCTCCAGCTCAACACCAAGATGCTCCCAAGGCTCGATGCGATGGGCGTCGACGTCAATGGCGTCGAGTTCGGTTTTCAAGACCCGACGCCGCTTGACCGTTCGGGCCGCCTCGAGGCGATGCAGATCTGCCCGGAAGCATTCACTGTCAACGAGATTCGCGAGGTCGGCGGGCTTCCGGCGCTCCGCGGTGGCGATATCTACCTCCGCCAGGCCGACCACTGGGAAGAGGTCGAAGCTGGCGACATCATCGACATCGCGCCGATCCGACGCAGCGCGACGCCACCGCCGCTCCCCTCTCCACTCAGTCACATCCCCGACGACCAGCCGATTGTGCGGTTGATTATAAACCAGGAGGTCGCCTGATGCCTGAAGCAGCGCCACCCCAAGAAATCATCGAACAAAAGCGCGCCGAAAAGCTCAAGGCGATTGAGTCTGATGAGCCCACAATCAAGGCGTTCGTCGCCAAGATGGGCGAGGTCGACGAGGAAAAGCGCATCATCCCGTTTGTGATCTCGACCGATAGCGTCGATCGCGAGCAAGACGTGATCTCCGTGGATGGCTGGAATCTCGAAAACTACGAGAAGAACCCGGTCGTGCTGTGGTGTCACAACTCTCGAATCCTCCCCATTGGCCGCAACCTCAACACGCGGATCGAGGACGGGAAGCTCAAGGCTGATACACAGTTCATCGGCGAGGACGAGACCACGGCGGGCCACTTCGAGTTCGTAGAGTCAGTCTACCGTCTCTACAAAAACGGGTTCATGTCCGCCAAGTCCGTGGGCTTTCGTCCGATCAAGTGGGCGTGGAACGAGGACAGGGGCTATTGGGCGGTCGACTACGAAGAGCAGGAACTGCTCGAAGATTCATGCGTGCCGGTGCCCGCCAACCCTGAAGCGCTCGTCGAAGCGCGTTCGATAGGTATCAACACCGCGCCGCTTGCGAAGTGGGCTGGCGAGATCCTCGACACGCTCCCCATCGACGACGCGACGCGCCGCAAGGTCTTCGAGGAGACGTGGAAGCATGGAAAGAGCCACGCTTTTTTCCAGCAAGTCGTCGCCGACCTGGAGCCGCCAAAGAAGAGCGTTGGAAACGGGTTGTCGGTCGACTTGAACCTCGACTTTGGCGACTCCTTCGAGCGCATCGAGGCGTTCAAAGGCGCGTTGCTCGAGGTCGATGAGCTCGCTGATCGCGTCGCAGCAAAGACGAGCGCCATCCTCGGCGCTCCCGCCAAGGCTGTCGACGAGCCCGCCGAAGAGCCTCCCGCCGTGGAGGACGCCCCCGAACCAGAAACAACCGAAGACGAGGAGCCAACCGGCGACTCCGAAACCAAGGAGCAGCCGGTGTTTGTCCGGTTGATCTTGTGATCAGACGACAGGAGACATGCAATGCCTGAGACATTGGACCTGAGCAAAGACCAGCTCATCGACTTCATCAAGAGCGAAACCCGCAACTTCCTGATGGAAGATGTGGGCGAGCAGATCGAGGAGAACCTCGAGAAGCGCTGGAGGGACTGGCAAAAGATGAACGGCGCCGAGCGCGCCAAGACCGAGCAGGCCGCGTTCAAGTCGCTACTGTTCGGTTCGCCAAGCAAGCGCCTCGATGTCGATGGGCTTCGCAACAAACGCTTCGCTGGCAAGGCTGACGATCTCGCCTTCACCGGCGAAGGCGCGGCAGGGATGCTGTTGTGTCTGGCCAAGGCCAAGACCGAAGGCATCAGTCCCGTCGACGCCGCGAAGGCTGCCGGGCGCCACGGCATCGTCAAGGCGCTCGAGGCAAGCGACGCCAGCGCTGGCGGGACGCTGATCCCGGAAGACTACTCGCTCGACTTCATCGGCTACCTCTACAACAAGAGCGTGGTCCGCATGATGGGCGCCAACATCATCGAGATGCCCAACGGCAACTTGAACCTCGGGCGCCAAAACGCCACCGCCCAGCATTACTGGGTCGGTGAAGGCGGCTCCATCACCGTGTCGCAGCTCGGGACTGACGCTCTCATCCTGAGCGCGAAGAAGGGCGCGGTCCTCGTGCCCATCTCCAACGATCTCATCGAGCAGGCCCCCGCCGGTGCCGAAACGCTGATCCGTCAGGATATGACCAAGGTCGCCGTGATCGGAGAGGATTCGGCGTTTATCCGCGGCGCGGGCAGCCAGGCCAAGCCAAAAGGGATCTACCACTGGCTCGCGGCTGGTCAGAAGTTCGACGCCGCCGCCGCAGATCCGACGGTGGCTCAAGCGACGAGCGACTTGCTCAAGGCGATGTACAAGGTCGATGTCGCAAACCACGACGTTCTCCGCCCTGGCTGGATGATGAACCCGCGCGTCAAGTACGCGCTGATGAAACTCCGCACGGACGATGGCTTCCCCGTCTTCTTGCAGGAGCTCATGGCGGGGACGCTGATGGGCGCGCCGGTGGGCGACACCAACAACATCCCCAAGAACCTCTCCAACGGTGGAAACGACGACAACACCGAGATCTACTACGGCGACTTCGCCGAGGCGCTCATCGGCGAGACCACCGACATCCGCATCGACGAGGCGCCCGCGGCTTCCTACGTCGATGGCAACGGCGACACGGTCCACGGCTTCCAGACGGACCAGGTCGTGTTGCGACTCACGCACCGCGTCGACTTCGCGCTTCGTCACAACACCGCGTTTTCCGTGATCGAGAACTGCCGCTGGGGCTCAAGCTTCGACGCTTGAGTTTCGTGACGCGGGTGGGTTGCCCATCCGCGTCACCCGGCCCATATCGCAAACAGGGACAGCTACAGAGGAGATGGGGATATGAACCCACGGCAAAACGACATCGGCCACTACATCAAGACCAACAACAACTCGATCCCGATCCAGAACGTCGATGCCGGTTCGGATGTCAACGGCACGGGCTTCGATCGCCAGGGCTATGGCTCTGGCGTGATGCAGGCTCAGACGGGCTCGGCGACCGGCTCACCGTCAGCCCAGACGCATCGCTTCGTCCTGGAGGAGTCGTCGGACAACTCGACGTTCACCACCGCTCAGGACAAGAACGGCAACGACATCACGATCGACATCACGGAAGACGACACGCTGTCGGAGCTCGATGTCGATTTCCAGGCGCTCAAGCGCTACCTGCGCGTCACCTATGACGCCAGCGAGTCGAGCTTCACCGGTGGCTCAAGTCCGGCGAATGACATCGCGGCATCGCTGATCCTTGGCGGCGCAGACGAGTTGCCAGCCTGACGTTTTCTGGCGGGGCTCGCTGCCCCGCCAGCACGAATCATTTAACGCGAAGCGATGGAGAGCGGCATGGCCGTCAAAACAAAAAAACGACTCTACTTCCTGAAGCCCTACGGGAGCCTCAATGCAGGCGAAGTTGCGGGCGGATACGAAGAGCACGTCGCCAAGAAGCTCATCGACAGGGGCGTCGCCGAAGACGCGGACGCCCGAGCCAAGGCGCTCGAAGCAGCAAGGGCGGCGAAGGCAGCCAAGGAAGCGCAAGCCGAGGCGCCTGAAGCGCCCGAGGCCGAAGAGCCTGAAGCGCCGTCAAAGCGCGAAGAACTCGAGGCGCTGAACGTCGACGATCTCAAGAAGCAGCTCGGTGAACTCGGCCTACCTGTCACCGGCAAGAAGGCAGAGCTCGTCGACCGCCTGCTCGAAGAGGAGGGCTGATCGATGGCGCTGTCGGTAAACGCTCTCACCACCGTGGCGAACCTCCGGGATGAGCTCGGGATCACCACAGGCGACTACGACACGACGCTCGAGCGGCTCATCAACGCCGCCTCGGAGCGCTTCGCGTCGTTGTGTCGGAGGGAGTTTGCCTACAGCGCCAGCGCCGTCGAGCGCGTCAAGGGTGGCGGCACCGGGCTCATCATTGTCCGTCGCGCCCCCATCGTCTCGATCGCTTCGATCAAGCTCTCTACCGGAAGCAGCACGACGACCTACGACGCGAACGACTACCGCATCGCCAACGCGAACGCAGGGCTGATCGAGCGTGTCAACGGCTGCTGGCCCGAGACCGCGGACCTGGTCGGCGTCAACTTCGATCCAGTCGCCTCGACGCAGCGCGACCTGATCGAGGTGGCCTACGCCGGTGGGTTCGTGACGCCCCAGCAAGACGCCGATGACGCAGAGCTCACGCGCTCGCTTCCATACGACATCGAAGAGGCCGTCATCGTCATGGCTGCCCAACGCTACAAGAGCAAGGGCAGGGATGTGGCGGTGACGAGCCGGGGCACGTTGCGAGGCAAGATCTCCTATGACCACAAGGCTGCAAGCGCCCTCCCGCAGATCGCGAGAGAGGCGGTGGCTCGTTACCAGTGGAGGCATTGATGACGTGGTGGCGTGAAAACTTCGACAAGCGCTTTGGCTACAAGCTCCCGACAGGGCTCGATGCTGCGGGTCAACCGATCTACGGCGCGTTGCAGATGGCCGACTGCGCTCACGAAAAAACCAGCCAGCTCGAGAGCGGGGTCGACAACGAGAGCGAGCGCATCACCGACGTGTTCCAGACCGAAGCTCCGCTTGTCCGCACCGCCAAGGTCTGGCGGCCTGGCGCGGATACAAGCGACGACAGCGTGGCGCTGCACGTCCGAAAGATCGACGAGGCCACCGATATGGAGGACTCCAGCGCAGTCTTGAGAGAGGCGCTCTGTGGCTAATTACCGCATCGAGGGAACAGAGCGCATTCAGCGAAAGCTCGAACAGTTGCGAAAGAGCGTGCCGCAGTCAGTCGTCATCGGCTTGTTTCGCCTCGGCGAGAAGGTCATGGACGCCACGATCAAGCGCGTGCCCGAAGACACTGGCGCGCTCAAGGATTCGGCCTATGTGGCCACGCCGCAGCTCACCGGCCAGGTTGGGAGCGTCGAGGTTGGCTTTGGCGCCGAGCACGCTCCAGCAGTGCACGAAAAGACGGAGGTTAGCCACGACAGCGGCGAACCGAAGTTCCTCGAAAAAGCGATCATGGAAGAGGCCAGGGGGTCTCTTCACATCGTCGCGAGAGAGGCAGAAAAGCACGCCGAGCGGGGCGGGACGCCGAGCGGCAAATACCCGACGAGGCCAAAGACATGAGCCTCGAGGGAGACATCGTGACCGTGATCGAGAATGCGGGGCTTGGCACCAGCGGGACCGACTTGTTTCGCGGGCCGATGCGAGACGGTGATGGCTTCCCAGATGCCGCAGTCACAGTGCTCGAAACGGGCGGATTGCCCCCTGTGCCCGATCTGACCGGGCCGGATGGCAATGATTTGAGAGTAAAGCGCGTCCAGATCCAGATCAGGAGCGCGAAGAACGGATACACGATAGCGCGTGAGAAGGTCGATGAGGTCTTCGATGCGCTGCACAAGCAAGCCCCCGCTGGCTACGTCGGCTGGGAGTGTGACGAGCCGATTCATGTCGAGCTCGATACGAAACGCAGAGACCGCTGGTCGATCAACATGACCAGCACGACGCACAGCTAAGGAGGCGATGCCATGGCGGCAGATCAAGGATACGCAGGCAGTTTTGAAATCAGCACCGATGACTCGAACTGGTACAGCGTCAGCGGCGCGAACACGTTCAGCCAGAACCTCCAGCGCGCGATGCTCGAGGTCACAGACTTCGATGACACTGCTATCGATCGCATCGCCGGGCTGTTCGACACGCCATGCAGCTTTGGCGGCCACCGTGACCCCGATGATACCAACGGCCAGGAGGCGATCCTGACGCAGTGGCTCGCGGGCAACGCGATCTACGTCCGCGCGCTCCCTGACGGCACCAACGGCTTCAAGGTCCAGTGCCGTGTCGAAAACTTCGAGATCTCGTCTACCCCCGATGGCACCACGCAGTTTTCAACGCAACTGCAAAGCATCGCAGCGCCCACTGTCGTGAGCTGACGCGCTTCGGGCGTGAATGGCGAGCGTGGTCTGGATTCTTAGAGGAGATGTGCTGTGGCGAAGAACCCTGGATATAACGTCTTGCTGCTGATCAGCGGCGAGCCGACGGCGATGACCGACGAGGGAATGACTCAGAGCGGCTCATCGAAAACCTATTACACAACGGATGCGGACAAGAACATCTGGGATGTCGACGGCACGTTTGTCATCGAGGACAACGCCAGCGTCGTCGACCCGAGCAATTACACACTCGATCCGCTGCTCGGGAAGGTGACGTTTGCCGACGCCTACAGCGTGACTGGACCTGTCACTGTTACCGGAAACTACCTCCCTGTCTTCTCGCTTACTACGGCCCGTGGCTACTCCGCGACCTTCTCCCGCCAGATGCTCGACGACACTGTCTTCGGCAACGACGCAGCGAGCAGAAAGGCCGGTCTCTTCGACGCCACCGGCACGAACGAAAGGCTCGACGAGGGCTTGGTAGACTACGACACGGGCGGCAGCTCCGGGCAGACGATCTGGGATGGTCTGTCTGGCGACACCTGGAAGGTCATCGAGATCTACGAGGACGCCGACAGCGACAAGGTCTGGCGGATCTGCACCCAGTTTGAATCCAACGAAATCTCATCGGCCCCCGACGCCCTCACCACTGGCGCGCTTCAGTGGCAAGGAAGACTCGGGACTGCAATCACCCGATCATTTAGCTACGGCGATCCGACCGCGTAAGGCGGCGTGAGCCCTGACACAAAACACCACCAAAGGAGCGCTCTGTGGGACTGAAAGACGATTTGAGGCGAGAGATCTTGAGTTCGAGCAACGACCAGCGCGTCACGCTCAAGAGCGGCAACGTTGTCGTCGTGAGGGAGCTCGGCTACGGCGAGCTCATGGAGTTCTACGCGGCGAAGGCTGATGCCGAGGAGAGGCGCGCCGAACTCGAGGCTGAGCTTGGCGCGCTCGAGGACAGGCTCGAAGCGCTCGAGCCTGGCAGCGACGATGCGGACCTGCTCGCCAGGATCGAATCTCTCGAGGGAGAGCTCGATCACCATGGCAACGAAGATGTGTACGCCATGCAAATGGTCGCGCTTTGCTGCGCTACCGAGGATGGCGAGCAGGTCTTTTCGGTCGACGAAGCCGAAGAACTCTCGAAGGCGTCGCCGCCGCTCTTCAAGCGGCTCGTCAACGCGATGAACGTGGCTAACAAGGACACGTTCAGCATGACGGAAGATGCGACTACGGACACCGAAGAAGTCGATCCGCTCTCGGAGGGAAACGGCGCCAGCGCTTCCGAGCAAAGGAAGAAGTCGATCCGCTCTCGGAGGAAGAAAAGGAAGCGCTGAGAGCGATGCGCTGGCCGGTGGTCGTCTGGCAACTGGCCGAGCGCTTTGGCATCGACCCCTCGCTCGTGGCCAGGTGGCCCAAGCGAAAGATCGATGGTGGTATCGCTTACTCGGAGTGGCAAGCGCTCCAAGAAGACAGGGCGCTCAAGAGAGCGAAGGAAGACGCTGACATCGAAGCGGCCAGAGCAGAGGCCGCGAGCAAGTCTGGCAAGAAGCCGCCCGTACCAAAAAGAAGATAACGCGCTCGTGGCAAGAGGCCCGTGCAGTCACCGCCCCGGTTGGGGCTTGTCTGGCATGGAGGTCTTGCCATGGCTTGGAAAATCACGCTCGGTACTCTCGGGGTAAAGCTCACCCTCGACGACAGCGACTTCACCAAGGGAATGGCGCGGACCCGGAAGGCTCTGGGCAGCGTCGACAAGATGATCGCCAAGGGCGCCGCTGCTGTCGGCGCCGCGGCAGTGGCGGGCATCGGGTTTGCGGTCAACGAGTGGGCCAAGCTCGACCAAGCCGTGATGAACGCCGCCGCCGTTTCCAACGAAGGGGCTGCTGCATATGAAAAGTTTCTCAGCGCTGCACTCAAGGCGTCTTCCGGCACCCAATTCAGCGCGGTCGAGGCAGGGAACGCGCTCCAGTACCTCTCGATGGCTGGTTTTGGCGCGGTCGATGCGGTCAAGGCGCTCCCTGGCGTGCTCGATCTAACGACCGCTGCGGGCATCGATCTAGGAAAAGCGGCAGACATCACCTCGGATATCCTGACTGGGATGGGGATGAAGGTCGAAGATCTCGGGCGTGTTAATGACGTGTTGGTCAAGACGTTCACATCGACCAACACCAACCTCGAGAAGCTCGGCGAAAGCTTTCAATATGTTGCGTCTACCTCTGCGGCATTCGAGCAAGACATCGAGACCACTGCCGCGCTTTTGGGTGTGCTCGCCAACGCAGGCCGAAAGGCAACAACCTCCGGTCGCGCGCTCAGCACGATGATGGTCCGCCTCGTCAAGCCGATGAAGACAACCAAGGCTGCGATGAAGGCTTTGGGCGTTTCGATGTTCGATAGCCAAGGAAACTTCCGCGACATCATCGACGTGATCGGTGATTTGGAAAATGCTCAAAAGAAGATGAGCAAGGCGAAGTTTGCTGAAAACCTTGCCAGGGTCTTTGGTCAGGATGCGCTCAAAGATGTCTTGATCTTGTTGAAGGAGGGTTCTGAAAAGCTGCGAGATTTTCGCGAGGAGCTTCGCAACTCCGGCGGTACGGCGGAAGACGTCGCGACACTCATGCGCTCGACGCTCGCTAACCAGCTCAAGATGCTCCAAGGGAACATCCAAAACCTCGCTGCGAAGCTTGGGCAAATCCTTGCTCCTGCGATTGAGGTCATTAACGGCTACCTGACCGCCCAGGTTGTTGCGATTTCAGAAAACGACAACGCCTTCGCGGACTTCCGTGACACGATGGTCACGGTGCTCAAGACGACCGCCGACTTTATCCGCGGCGCGGGCGGCGTGATCAAGATCCTCGCGGTAATCGCTGGGGTGACAGGCAAGGCGGTTCGTGGGTTGCAGATGCTCTCCAAAACCTACGAACTCGCCAAGGCCGTCAAGGAGCGCATGGAAGCTCCGGGCGTGCTCATCGCGCACGATCGCCATAAGACTGTCGAGCGACTTCGCAAGGAACTCGAGGAGCTTTCCAACGAGAGTGAAGACACGTTTGGCTGGTGGATCGAGCAAGGTGATGCTCTGGCAGGTGCGGCTGATGATTTCGCGGACGTTGTCGATAAGGGCGCAGATGCGATGGGTAACTCGTCTCGTGCCGCGGTCAATATCAAGCAGCGCCTCGACGCGCTCGCCAAGGCGATGGAAGACGCCAAAAACAGCACCGACAACCTGAACAAGGGGCTGGGCGATCAGGAGAAAAAGGCGGACGCGGCTTACAAGACGCTGTGGAAGTTGCAAGGGATTTTGCGGGATTTCAAGAGCGACCAGGAGGCAGAAGCCGACAAGGCGGTCGCGTCTTCCTCCAAGGCGCTCGAGGAGTGGAAGAAGAAAGCCAAGGAGGCCAAAGAAGCTGTCGAGAGCGTGCACCAGGCGCTTTTCGACGCGGTCAAGGACAACGACACCGAGCAGCAGAAGAAAGAGATCGAGCGCAGGGAAAAGGCAGAGCAAGAGGGCGAAGAAGAGCGGAAGAAGTACATCGCCGAGATGAAAAAGCGCCTCGAAGAGTCAGTTAAAGGGCTTTACCAGAGCGCCATCGACGGGTTCCTGGAGATCAGCGGCGTGCTCGCGAACGCGCTCTCGGGCGGAGAACGCTCCGTGCTCCAGCCGCTAATGGAAGGGGTCAGCGCCTTCGCGTCGAATATCTCCGGCGTGGTCTCGGGGCTGACGCGCGCGTCGATGGGCGACCTTTCGGGGCTCGCCAGCGCGGGGCAGGCCGCGGCGTCGATCGTCCAGGCGGCGACGGCGGCGTTCCTCCGTTACGCCACCTCACACGAGGATTTCCAGGCGTCGATCGGCGTGCTCCGCGACCAGGTCGCAAAGCTTGATCTCGACGTGCTCGGCAAATTCTTCAACTCGTTCGAGGGCGCGATCGGCGTCTTCCTCGCAGTGCCCGAACTACTTGCTCCGCTGGCGCACTGGGGCTCCCTGATGGATGGCGTCATCGATGATTATGGGCGCACGCTCTTTGACACGATCAAGCGCGTCGCGATGGCGTTCCTCGACTTCCAGGTCGTGCTCGGCGAGTTGAAGATCATCATCTTCAACGTCGGCAAGGCAATCCTCGGGGCGTACATCTCGATGGCCAAGCAGCTCAACGAGACGCTGGGTCGCATCTTCAGGAACTTCTTCATCGACTGGACCGGCGCGGAAGGGAAGTGGATGGAGCTCAACAACTCCACCGAGAACCTCCGCGATGGCGTCGACTCCGCGAGGGAGGCGATGGATCGCCTCAAGGGCTTGACCTACGAGGAGGCCAAGGCATCAGCGGCAAAAGCCAAGGAAGAGTGGAAAGCAGCCGAGGGTCTCAAGGAACTCAACTCCGAGCTGCGGAACGCGCCGAGTGGCTTCAAGCGGCTCGCGAAGATGCGCTACGACGCAGCGGCGGCGCAATCCTCGCTCGAGCAACGCGGCGTCGGGCTTTCGAGCGGCGGCGGCATGTCCTCGACGCAGATCGCCAATACGCTGATCGCGCACTTCCATGGACTGACCTACGAGGAGGGCGCGAAGCAAGTCCTCGCTGTGGCCGAACGCGCGAAGTTTATCCGCACTGGCTCCAAGCTCACGACGCCAGCGCAGCGCCACAGGACCGCGCTGCGCTCTGGCATCAGGCAGGCGGGGTAAGGCATGAGCTTTCTGACACTCAGCGGCATCTCGCTGGCCATCGCCGAGTGGAGCCAGGACGACGACTCTCCGGGCACCGAGTCACGCACCGTCACCGGGCAACTCTTCAAGGAGAACACCTACGAGCGTCGGCGCTGGAGCGGCACCACGAAGCTGCTTCCGCAATCCGAGGCCGACGCTATCCGGCAGTTGATCAAGGGCGAGGGCCACCACTTCGGCTTCGAGGACACCGAATACTCGGACAAGGGGCTGGGGCTCGAGGCGACGCCGACGTTCTCCTCGACCGCGAAATATGGCACCAAGAGCGCGTCGAGCGTCAGCGATCTCGAGGCGGATTTTGGCGCGCGCTATGCAACGTTTTGGACTGTGCTGGCGTGGAAATACGTCGCGTCGACGTGGGTGCATATCGCTCGGCGCTCTGACGGCACGCTCTGGGATGACGGCGAGACCGCGGGCGCAACCGAGGCCAGCGACATTTCGATGAGCGGAGGATTCCTCACGCTCGCGGCGGGGCAGTACGACGACCTGGTCGTGGTGCCCTACGAGATGCCGGATGCATGGGTCGAGGCCGTCGCCGCTGATACACAGGCATTCTCTGCACTCCCTCGCTTGTTGCTCGCGGGCGATTGTGTCGGCGATGAAGAGATCCTCGTGCTCGGCACCGAGCCAGCGCAGGCGTTCACCAACGATGGCTCTGTGGGGGGCAAGGTGGCGATCTCCTTTGGCTTGAGGGAGGTAGGCTGATGAGGACACAAACCACAGCGCAAGCATTGGCGTACTCGTCGGCGAGCCAGCGCCAGAAGATCAAGCTCGAGATCAAGGATAGCTCCGGCACGTGGCAGGAGTGGACGGACCTCTACGAGCAGGATCGCGTGGTGTCGATCGACTGGGGTGAGGATGTCGACTCACCGGGGCAGGATGCCTCGATCTCGTTGTTCTGGCGCTACTACTATGACAATGCTTCGCCTTATGTCAGCGGCTCGCGGATCAGCGGATATCTCGCGCTTGGTCGCGAACTCAAGATCCATGTCGCGGTCGTGCCCCAGGATGTCTCGGTTGGTGCTGGCGATTGGATCGAGGTTTTTCACGGCAAGATCGACACACTCGACCTGGCCAACGAGCCCGGCACGATCACAGCGCGTGATGTCATCATGGCGCAGCTCGCCGATCGCTGGGTCGAGGATGAGACGGTCTATGGCGACAACGGCGGCACGCTCGACATCGAAGACGTGATCCAGGATTTGCTCGACGATTGGACCGATGGTTCGATCACGCTCGAGGTGCCAACCGGCACGAGCTTCGCGATCGTCGAGTATAAGCAGCAACGAATGCCTGTGCTCCAGGCGATCCAGGATCTCGTCGCGTTGATCGGGTGGGACATCCGCCCGAAGTGGAGCGAGGCTGATAGCGAATGGCAGCTCACGCTCTACGAGCCGGATCGCTCGACGGCGACCTCTCTGGCGTCGTTCTCACCAGAGATCTGGCACGCCGTGGACCGCGCTTCGATCGACTTTTCGCGGATTCGCAACGTCGTCGAGGTGACCTATGTCAGCGGCACCGATGACAGCGGCGATGTGGAGACGTCGACGGTCACAGCGACGGATACCGCCTCGGTGACCAAGTACGGGCGCCGGTGGATGGAGGTTGTCGAAGGAACCACGAGCCAGATCGACACCAGCGGCGAGGCCACCGCGCTCGCGACAGCCATCGTCACGGACCTCGCAGAGCCAGAGCTCGACTTTGGCGTCTCGGTCCCGCTCTGGCCCTGGGCAGAGATCAATGACTATTACGCATTCGAGGCCGATGGACGCCGCTTTGGCGCGGACCAGAAGCTCGCCGTCCAGGGGTATCGCCACACCTTCACCGCCGAGCAATTCCGGACCGCGTTTGTGGCGAGCGGGCAGCCAAAGGCTGGCGTCGTCAACTGGCTCGAGCGTGAGGCGCGCCCCGGCCAGGCCGACAACAAGAAAGACCTCGCCCCGGCTGCGCTTTCGTTGCCAGCCGTCACCGAGGCCGCGCTCGCGGTGGTGCTCCGACTCGGCTGGCCTCGCGACGGCGATTGGGATCTGATCGAGGTCCACCGCTCCACCACGTCGAGCTTCACGCCCTCGGCGAGCACGCTGATCGGCACCGCGAGGGGCACGCGGTTTATCGACAGGGATGCCGATCCCGACACCGATTATTACTACCGCACGATCGTCAAAAGTAAGAGCGGGCTGCGAAGCGCGGCCTCGCCTGAGACCAGCGCGAAGAGCCCGAACTTCGTCGAACGCGAGCAGCTCGGCGTCAAGTTGCGTCAGGGCGCGCGGCTCGAAATGAGCGCCGATCAGACAAGCAGCACCTCGCCCTTTGTCGTGGGTTTCGACACGCTCGCCGTGGGTACATCCGACTACGCCAACACCTCGACTGTTTCGATCAAGCCGATCGGCGGAGGCTTCTGCCAGGTCTCGATCCGGGTCGCGCCGGGCTCCGGCCAGGACGCCACGACCTGGCGAGTCGACCTGATGGAGTCGGGGACCGCCGCAGTGGTGGCCACGAGCGGCGATCAGGATGACCTCGCCGACCTTCTCATCAACGAGCCCATCGCGCTGGACAAGAACCGAACCTACCGCTGCGAGATCACCTTCACCGGCACCTCGATCGATATCGATTCGACGCGAAGCCACTTCGCCTTCGTTGGCACGCCCGTCACCTGAAAGGAGCACCCATGGGACAGAAGCAGAGCCTCATCGCGGCCGCCGCGCTTACCGGCGAGACCGACACGCAAAAGGCGATCACGCTGGCGACCAGCATCCCGTCAGACAACCGCGCTGATGGCGTGGACGTGCACGTCCACGCGCTCTCGACCAACAGCAACGCGATCCGCCTCGTCGCCAGCGCTTCGGCGACCGCAGGAATCCTGCTCGAGCCGGGGGAGCACATCGTTCTCGAAAACCACATCGTCGCTGACGACGCTCTCTACCTTCTCGCCGCCACTGGCGACGACATCGAGTGGGCGGCTTACGGCGCTGGCAACCCGAGCGTGTAATGCCAACACAGCAAGACATCACGACAAAGCGCGGGGCGACGCGGACGATCACGTTCAACGTCCAGAAAGATGGCGCGAACCTTCCGCTGACAGGTGCGGTGGATAACGCGATCCGCTTTCGCATCGGCACGAGGTCAAACCCCTCGCTCGTGGAACACCTCTACGACGCCGACAGCGGCTCCGCGCCGATCCAGATCACCGATGCGGCCAACGGCGAGGTCGAGATCACAACGCAGGACGACGACACCGATCTGCCACCGCTGGCGTATGACTGGGAGGTGTGGGTCAAGCACGGCGACCTCGACGACGCGGTCATCTACGGTACTTGGACCATCGAGTATTCGCAGGATGGTCTGGATGGGGAGGGTGCTTGATGCCAGGGAGCGCCACAAACATCGTGATTGCTGGGGCTGGAAGCGCCGCGAACCTGTCTGTTGTCGGCGCTGGCAGCGCCGCAAACTTTACGATCGCGTCACCAGTGAGCACGTTCGCGCCGAGCCTCGTGACCGCGCCGGTGCTTTCAGGCTCGGCTGAAGTCGGCAACACGGTCTCGTGTTCGGAGGGGACGTGGGAGGGCAACCCGACGCCGACGTTTACCTACCAGTGGAAGCGCGATGCCGTGAGCATTTCGGGCGCGACCTCGAACACCTACACGACCGTCGTCGCCGACATCGGCACCGAGCTGACGTGCGAAGTCACCGCCACGAACATCGTCGACTCCGCGAGCGCGACCACGGCGGGCCTGACCATCACCGGCGATGCTTACTACTTCACCGCGATCGAGCCGCTTGAGGCCGACGCGCTCTTTCACTTGCCCTTGCAGGAGACCTCGGGCGCGGTGGCTGTCGACTCCACGCCGCTCGGCAACGATGGCTCATACGAGGACGGCCCGCTGCTCGCCCAGAGCGCCACGCCGCTGCCTCCCTATCCGCTGTACGTCGACCTCGATGGCGGCACGATCGAGGTGCCAGGGATCGACCTCTCGGGGACGGTGCGCTGGTCGGTATCGGTGTGGTGCCGCTTCGACGCGGGCTCACCAAACGGGGCGATATGGTCCCTCTCCGACGGCACGCGCGATCAGGAGATCCGGCTGTTGTGGCTCGCGGGCAGTCTGGTCTTTCAACGGGAGGTCATCGCGGCGCGCTCGATCGTCTATGGGAGCTTTGTGCCGGGTAACGACAACCACGTCATCGTCACCTACGACGGCGCCAACCTGAACATGTACGTCAACGGCGCCTCGGTCGGTTCGATCTCCGATAGCAGCGCCATCGACACACCGACGACGCCATTCACGTTCAACTCAGGATCAATTTTCGGCTCGATCACGGGGCTCGTGCTGGCAGGTGTGACGCTCTTTGACCGTGCGCTGACGGGTCCAGAGGTCAGCGACATCTATGACGCGGGGGTGGCGTGATGGGGACTTTCGCCATTGAGAAAGGGCACGAAGCCCGGTGGCTGCTCGGCAGCGTCGAGCGGCTGGGTCAAATGGCTCAGGCCGGGCTCGTCGGCACCAGGCAGCGCCGTGTGATGAGGAAGTTTGCGCTCAGGGTTTCGCCGGATCGTTTGTGGGTGCTGTTCAAGACGAGCGATCAGTGGCTCGAGGAGCACGCGCCCGACTTTATCCGAGCGCTCGAGTGGGTGGCGGAGAGGCCGCCGCTGCCGCTCGACGCAGAAGATCAGCCGTTCCTCGACGAAGAGGGCAACGAGGTGACGTGGGGTCGCGACGATGCGTGGCTCGACGCGCTGCTCGGCGTAGAGCTTGGCGACGATGACGATCCGCTGACCTGGGAGGTGTCATGAAGAAGCGAACTCTGCCCCAATGGTTTGGCGCGTCCGCCCTCGTGGTCGCCGCTGTCTATGGCCTCTTTAACATCGCGGCTTGGCTTGACGGCAAGGTGGGGAACACCATCTCGGCGGCCATCTCCACGCTGTTTGATCTCAACCTCGCCATCCCGCTGTTCGTCGCGATCTGCCTCGGGCACTGGTGCTCGAGGGATCTCGATCTCCCCAAGCCGGGCGTGATCGGGTTCGCCATCATGGCTTCGCTCGTCTTGGTCGCGGGTGTGGTCGACTGGCTCCTCGGTGGATGGATCGCGCGACGCTACCCCTCGATCATCATCGTACTCGCCGGGCTCTCGGTGGGCTGCGTCACCTGGGTCATGAGCAAGGAGGCTCCAGCATGAGCAAGGCAAAGATCGGCGGCGGATACCTCACGTTCAAGTGCCCCGCGTGCGCTGCATCGCAGGCAGTGTACGGCGACGGCCAGGTCTATGACCTGCCAGACCAGCATTCGATCCCAGTGCAAACAGGTGAGCCTGAGGACTGGGGCTTTAACGGCGACCTGGAGCGCCCGACGCTCACGCCATCGGTCAGGGTGAGATACGGCGCAGAACTCGACTATCAATGCCACTTCCATGTGCGAAACGGGCAGATCCAATACTGCGGCGACAGCACCCACAAACTCGCCGGGAAGACGGTCCCCATGGAGGACATCGAGTCATGAGCAACGCCAGAGACTATATCGAGCGAACTGCGCCGATCTTCACGCCGACCGGCTGGCCGAAGTGGACCGGCATCGAAGGGACTCCGACGCCCGAGCAGATCAAGGGCTTGCAACGCGAGCTCGGCGTCGCGGTCGACGACTACCCCGGACCCGCGACCATCGACGCTTGTGTCAGGGAGGACTACCGGCGCCAAGTCGACGCGGTGAGAGAGAAGGGCAACGGGCTGATCATCATTGGCGCTCGCGCCCACGAGGTGATGGTGCCGACCCACACCTACCTCGACGATTGGGAGCTCGCGACGACGAACTCGAGCCAGCGCCGCGTCAAGCCCCACCAGGTCATCACGCACTATGATGTGACCTACAGCGCGCTTTCGACGCATCGCGTCCTCAAGAAGCGGGGCTACTCCACGCACTTTTGCATCGACGGCGACGAGCGCGGGACCATCTGGCAGTACCACGACCCCGCGACGCGCTACACCTGGCATGGTGGCGTCACCGACGCGGGGCATCGGGTGAATCCAGGGAGCATCGGCGTCGATCTCAACAACCCCGCCGATCCCAAGTACCTCGAGAGCGATAAGAAGCGGCGGGGGAGGGCGAGGCAGGTCGAGGTCGCGACCATCCACGGGACGCGCTACCGGCGCCTCTCTTACTTCGACGAGCAGATCACGAGCTTCGCCAAGCTGCTGCACTTGCTCACCGAGGCGTTCGGCATCCCGCTCGACTACCCGCGAGACGAAGACGGCCCGATTCATGGCGTCATCGAGGATGCCCACCTCTTTAACGGGGTGCTCGGACACTACCAGTTGACAACGAGAAAGAGTGACCCGGCGCCGCTGCGTTGGGAGGAGGTGATGGCGTGAGAGAGCTTATCGAGAAAGCAGGCGGGCGAAAGTGGGTGCTGTCGCTGGTGATCCTGGCGATCGGCACCGTAGCCCTGTTTCTGACGAAGCTGTCGGGCGCGGAGTGGGTGACGCTCGCGCTCGGCGTCGGCGCGGCCTATGGTGCCGCGAACGCAGCGACGCACCGAGGATACGCCAAGACGCTGGCGACGGCGGTGGCAGCCGAAAGGCCGAAGGCTCTACCAGCGCCGCTCGAAGAGGAGATGTTCGATGTCGGGCACTGAGCGCAACCACGCAACCAATACGAGGGCAGCAGCATGACCAACCTCGAGAAGATCAAGCTCGGGGGAGCGGCGGCGCTGATTGCGTCGATCGCCACGATCATCCATGGCGTAAACGTCGCGTTTTACTACTCCGCGGGGGCGATCCTCGCCGGGGTAGTCGTCGCCGTGGTCGCGGCGGGCGCGGTGGTCGCGTCGTGGAAGTATCGCAAGCGCGTCGCGCTCGAGGGGGCGTCGCTCGTTCAATTCCTGTCGGTTTCCTGGGTGGCGGTGTTTTCGCGCTCGCCAGCCTGGGTGGTCGTCGCGCTCGGTCTCGCCACCGCGCTCGTCTTTATTCGTCGGTCTGGGCCATGACACTCTTCGCACAAATCGACATGAGCCAGATCCCCGACTCGTGGCCGGGGCTTCTCCTTGCCGCAGCCTTTATCGGGATTTTGTACGCGAGGCAGGTCGGCGAGTTTCTGCTCGAACGGCTCGGCGGGATCAGCTCGTTCAAGTTGAGTTCCGAGCAAAAGCGCCTCGACTGGACGCTCGACCAGGCCGAGAAGAGCAAGGCCGAGGCCGACGCCTCCCAGGCAAAGCTGATCGCGCGGCTCGAGCTCGAGATCGAGGGTCACAAGGCCACGATCGAGGCAAAGGACGCTGAAATCAAGCGTCAGGCCGAGGTGATCTCCGAGCAGCGCGACGAGACCGCGCAGCTTCGCGGCTGGGTGACAGAGGCAGAGCTCAAGGCGGAGCGCTACCTCGAGGATCGCAACCAGCTTGTCCGTGCGTGGCGGCTCGTCGAGGAGCGCCCCGAGAAGCTCAAGCTGATCGCGGCGTGGGCCTCGCTCCAGCACCACGAGCGGGCGAGGAGGGGGCAGCACCACTCGCTCCCTGGCACCGCAGACACGCTGACGATCGAGCAGATCGAGAGGACGCTAGAGGAGGAGTCGAGTGAAGCTTCTGCTGATTGAGGACGACGCGATCGACCAGTACGCGCTCGAGCGTCGCGTCGAAGGGGTGACGTGGCTCGCCAACTCCGCCGAGCAAGCGCTGACGCTGCTTCGGCTCGATGAGGTCGAGGCGCCGCTGATCATCCTGCTCGATCTCCACCTCTCCAGAGACGGCATGACCGGGCTCGAGCTGTTGCGGCTGCTTCGGCGCGAGCGCGAGTTCGCGTGGCTCGACGAGACGCCGATTTACATCATGAGCTCGTCAGACGACCCCGACACGATCAAGGAGGTCCGGGACGCGGGCGCCGCGGGCTACTACCTAAAGACTTCGAGCAGCAAGAAGCTCGGCGAGTTTGTCGCCAAGCTCGAGCGCCGCTGGGGCGCGATGCTCTCGGAGGCGTCGTGATGGAGTTCACCGCGTGGCACATCGGCGTGCTCTGTCTCTGGGGCGCCGCCGTCGTCTCGAGCGCGACGGCCTACGCCATCACCAGGGATCGTCGTGTGTTGCTCGTGCTGCTCGCGCTGGCGCTGCCACCGATCGGCGTGCTCTGGGCGATGACGCTCTTTGCTCGCAGCGGCGACCAGGCCGAACCCGCCGACGCGCTACCGACCAAACCACCGGAGTACCTCGATGAAATGGCTGACTCTATTCCTGATGATCACCCTGATGTCACTCCCGAGCGTCGCGAGCGCGCAGAGCAGGGCGCCAGCGCCGCCATCGAGTTCGACGACGCGAGCAGAGCAGAGCGCGAGCGCATCGACGCAGAGCTCGAAGCCGAACTCCGCGACCTCCTCGACGACTAGGACGCGATGCGAGGTGTGCCTCGAGCGGCTGCCTCAGTGCTCGGCGGAGAGGATCGACGATGGTCGAAGGATCGCAGAGCTCTCGGTCGACAACGCCAACCTGAAGATCGAGAACCGCGGACTGCGACGACGCCCGAGCGCGAAGGACGGCATCGCAGGGACGTTGATGGTCACGGGCGCGCTGATCGCGACGTGGGGCGCGGCACGTGACACTGGGGGCGGCGAGGTGCACCAGCCCGACGCGGCGTTGATCGCTGGTGGTAGCGGGCTGGTGGTCGTCGGCCTGGTTGCGTTGTTCTGGCCTGCAAAGAAGTAGACGGTTGGACTCTCTGCACTTAGCATCGTTATTTGTCCGGCTCCCCAGCCTCGACAAAGACACTCCAGATGACGTCAGCCATGTCTTGCCGCAAAAACTCAGCATAGTTTTCTTTTTCGCCAACACCGAATGCCTGACCTTCCCATGCAAGGGATGTCGAGTAGGGCAGGTAGTCTGACCAGTAGTCGCCTTCATGGAAAACGCTAGGTTGAGCGCGTTTCTTGGATACCCCGCCGAGAAGCTGCTCGAAACATGTGCGCCATTTATCGCTATGCTCTCCCTCAAGGCATTCGCGAACCCACTGCCTTACTGCCTCTAGCCTTTGCTCTGTTTCCAGTGCCACGCCTCTCCCTCCTTTCCCCACTTGTTGGTTGGTGTAGTGCTCGAGTTCGAGCGTGTAGCGCTCCTGGTCGAGTTGTCGAAGGCGCCAGATGACGGCGCCTGCCTCGCCCCAGTTTCGAGCGGCGAGCGCGCTCCGTAGCTCGCCAGCGAGTTCATTCCAGTCTGGTTCCACGATGCCTCCGGTTGCGGTCTCGTTTCTATCTGGAGACTGCACTCTAGCATCAAGCCGACTTGCCACCACTCCCTTCCTTCGTCCAACCGGACACCACGCGCCGCCAATTCTTCGGTGAGCTGCTGCCTTTCCTCGATCTCCATCCAGTGCATGTGACCTCCGATGCGGGCGCGACGTGCGCCTTTGATCGGTTATCGGGAGGGATAGCCGGGATGTTGCTCGGGGTTGCAAATAAGTGACACAGCACCTTTCAGGAGGTAGTATCTCGCCAATAACTAACTGAGGTTTTTTTTAGAGGCGGAGTGTATCTATGCCAGAAATGTTGCCGGACCAGGTTGTTTTTCCCAATGACGTGAGAGAATCCCATTATTTTGAAGCCAAAGATCGTTTTGAACTCGAAAAGCTTTCAAAGATTAATGTGTTTGTTGGGGAGAATAATGTGGGAAAGTCTCGCCTGATGAGATTTGTGTCTAGTGTAAGTTCTTACAAGAAGGTTTTTGTGGGTGATGAGTTTGGTGAGTGTGTTCGTTTTGCTCGAGATTTTTGGGTGAGATCTTTTGGCGAAAAGGATAGGGGTAGGGTTTTTTATGAGTTGGTTGTTGCCAGTTTTGATGTTGATGTTTTTAATTCTCGTTGGATGAATTCGATGGCTTGGATTTGTTTGGTTCGTTTGATCTTGCAAGATGGTGACGAATGGTTCTTAGAAAGTAGTGGGAAGAGGTTTGATTTTAGTGCTGTTCTGGGGCGGATATCTTTAGATGGAAATGTGATGGCGAATTTTAGTAAACTTATGGGAGTGTCTCAAGAGGTGGTGTTAGGTGTTAATAACTCCAGAAACGGGGTTATGTATTGCACAGGTGATGGTCTTGGTTCGTCTAGGATTAGTTCTGGTTCGCTGTCCAGGCTTAAGAGTAAGTTTGAAGACGTTGCCAGGTGGGTCGACTCTCCGACTGAGAAATATTATGTTCCAACCTTACGCGGTTTGAGGATTTTGGGAGGTGAAGAACCTTATAAAAAACGAACCGAAAGTGATTATGCTGAGTTGAAAAAAGGGCAGGTGATCTTTACTGGTCATGAGTTTTTTAAAACCCTTAAGGAATATTTGTTAGGTAGGCCAGAGAAGCGTGCTCGGGTGACGGAATATCAGCAGTGGTTGTCCAGACGGTTTTTCAAAGGGCAGCGTGTAGCTCTTACTCCCAGAGAAGAAGGGATGGATGAAGAAACAGAAAATCGCGTCCATCTTATGGTAGGTGAGCGAGAGCACCCCATCGAGCAGTGGGGAGATGGAACCCAAGCAATGATTGCGCTGACTTTTTTGCCCTACATGAAGCAACGCGGGCCCGAGCACAAAGGAGAGGATCGCTACGTTCAGTTTTACATCGAAGAACCCGAGGTTCACTTGCATCCGGGACTCCAGAGGGTCTTGTTGGACTCTTGGAGGGACTTCGACGGCGTCCAGATCTTCATGACTACCCACTCGAATCACTTCCTGGATATGTCAACCGCTCATGAGGATGTCTCTATCTATACTTTCCAGCGGAAAGAGGATGGGGTGGCTGTGTCCTGGAAAGATCGAGATGCGCTCGAAGCAGTGAGGTTGCTCGGTGCTCGTCCCAGCTCCGTTGTCTTGGTCAATTGCACGATTTGGGTTGAAGGGCCGACAGACAGAGAGACGCTCGTCGGTCTTCTGGAGCTTTATCAGGACTGGCTGGCTGAGAGAGAGGAGGTCGGATTGAGGCTTTTGGAGGATCTCCATTACTCATTCGTCTTCTTGGGGGGCAGTTTGATCTCCAAGCTAAAATGGGTTGCCGGGGACGAGGGGCTTGATGTCGAAAAGGTAAGCAAAGATGTCTTTTTTGTGAGTGACTCTGATGGTCTATTTAGGGTCGAAGACGAAGAAAACAAGGGTCGTTGGTATGAGTGGAAGCGCGAGAGCGAGGGTGAGTATAAGCAAATTGTTTGGGATGTTGTGGATGGGAAGTTTGCTGACTTGGAAGGTAAAGCATATGCCTCATTGGTTCCGGCAGATTGGGAGTCAAAGGCCATACCAGCCAAACTTACACGACATATTAAACTGCAAGAAAAACTGAAGGATCGCTTTGGATTGTTGGAGGTCCGCGAACTGGAGAACCTCCACCCTCGTGACTTGCTGACAGCCTATTTTAAGATCACGTGCTCCGAAGCAACACCGCTGAGCGTGACAGACGAAGAATTGCGTGTTTGGTATTTGGGTGATGTTTTCAGGGAGGAGATGAACAGGCAGGCTATCACCGATACTGGAGGGCGTGTCTGGAGTGACGGAGATAGAAGTTCTGAGGGGAAGGGGACGCTGTCTACGCTTCGCAAGAAGGAGCTCGCAACATTCGCCGTGGGCTACTATAGGCAGCAGATTTTCGAGGAAGGAGGCAGTTGGGAAGAAGCCGTTCCTCTGGAACTAAGGAGCTTGGTCGAGCACCTCGATGCGTTCATTCGCAAACACAACTAGCCTACGCTCAGGCGTATGAGGTGTGCATCCGCAGCGCGGCTTCGATCACGGCTGGCAACGTCTCCAGTCTCGCGACCTTCTCCTGCTCTCCTGCGAGCTCTTTCTCGAGCTCGCTGACCCTTCCCAACAAGCGTTCTCTCTCTAGCGTCAGTTCTTCGAGCGCCGTCGCCTGGGCTGTTGACGCATACTTCCTCGCATATCGCTCTCGATACTCATCGGCCAGGCCGCGCGCCTCGGCCTCTTTGACCCACTTCTTGACCGTCTTGACATTCACGCCCCAGTCCGTCGCGAGGCTGTCGTATGACTGCCCTGTTCCGAAGCGCAGTTCGAGGATCAAATCGATGAATTTCTGTGTGTATGTGATTCTCATGGTGGTCCTTTCGGTGAATTGAATTTGCATATGCCTATATCCTCCACCCCATAAACTGCTGGCAATGCAAAACGCCTCGTGCACGAAAGCAGTGCATTCCGCACAACCCCGTTGATATTTTATTGGCTTTGGCTCCAAGTGCTTACGCTGTTTTGCTGCTTCTTCCCCGATTTCGTGGGTTAATCACGAAGCGTCTGTGTGAGTCGAATTGCGCCTGCTTTGGGGGTGGGTCTATCTGGCTACTGGCGATCCCTCGTTCAAAAACACCACCCGTTTTGCTCGTCACACGATCATCCAAAAGCTATGCATAAACCAACTTGCATCTATATTTGTTGTTGTAAGCGATAGGAGGCACGCTATGAACGACAACATCGAAAACGCTGACCGCTACCTCATCGGCTATGTCCGAGAGCTCGAATCCAACCCACTGCTGACCGACTGCTGGCTCGAGGTCGCTGACCAGCTTGACGAGGTCGCCGACCCTGAGCTGCTCACCATCCTTCGCCAGTGCCTCGGGCGCGTCCGTGACTCGCTGCCCGAAGGCATCGACGCAGAGCTCGCCGACGCACTCGTCTCCTGGTCGCTCGCAGAGCAGTCACTCGACGCCGAGTGCTTCGACGGCGACGGCCCCGAGTGCCTGTGGGCTCGCCCTGATGGGTACGAACTGCACCGCTTCGAGGATGGAAGTTGTGTTGTGGCCGAGCCGCTCGGGACGCTGAGGGTTTTCGGGTGTCGCGCCCTGGCTGAGAGGTGGGTCAAGAAGAGTAGCTCGCCGCTGGCAGCGTGA